GCGCCGGGGGTGGGGTGGGTCATGCCCGCGATAAAATTTTCCAAAGAAAAAGGCGTTTTTCGGGGTTCGTGTTGCCAACACCCACCCCACCTTCACAAAACAAATCCTATCTGATTGTGCAAGTCTCCAAAAATTCCGAAAAATACAAAAAGACCCCTTTCCTGATCTAATCTGTGCTATACTTGACCGTAAGAAAGGGGCATTGTAAAATGGCAAAACTCGTAAAATGTAAACACTGCGGCGCAAGGATAGCAGTTACCGCTAAAACCTGCCCGCAGTGCGGTGGAGAAAATACACCTCCGAAACCTGTTTATCAAAGATTTTGGTTCAAAGTCATTGCGATAATGTTTGTATTGGCCTTTATTATGGATTTGGTAAGCCCTCGTGACAAAACAGATATTTCGGCTAGCTCTGAAAGCGAAAAACCAACATCATCCGTTGCGTCATCTGTAAAGACAGAATCTGAAAATCCGTCTGTTACTTCGGAAGAAGCCGTAAAAGAGAACGGCTCTATTGTTTTAGTTGATGAAGTTCTTGGTGATTATGGAAAAGAAGAAACAAACAAGAGTGGTTATAAATATATCTGGTACATGGTTCCGACTGGTACATACGAAGTTGAGAATCAAAACAAAGAAGCGACAGTATTTGTTGTGTCTGATGCAAATTCTGACGATGTGAGCGATGTACTGAAATTTGAAAAAGCTGGCGAAAAGCAGAATGTTACCATTAAAGACGGTTATCATATTGAACTTTCGATTAGCACGGAAATTCTATTAACGCCAGTTAAATAAATGGAGAAATACAAATAGGAGCCATCGCAGACCTTGTAGAAAAATAATCGCATAGCACAAAAAGCCAGCGGCTAGATATTTTCTAACCACTGGCTTTTCTTATAGGCTGTTTATTTCACGATTTCAGCGTGATAGGGATGGTACTCAACATTGGGCAAGGGCATCCAATACTTCACATCGTGCATGATACACTTGCTGTCACGGAGCAAAACTGGCTCGATCTCGCCGTTTTCGTCCGGCTCAAAGGAAAGCTGGCCGCTATCGACAACATTTCCGTCACAAGCGATAACAGGCTCGTTGACACACTCGCCGTAGTCAACGGCGCGCCAGAGTTTCAGCATGGTCTCGAAAGCGTAGTTGAGGTATTCCCCCATATCCTGAATCTTATCTGCGGTAAGCATAGTTGTTCTCCTTTCAAACTGCCATCTGAGTCTGGCTATTGACGTTCTGAATCATCATTACGGTGTTTGCACAAGGCCGCCACTGTTCGATATAGGCGATGGCGTTGTCAAAATCCTTGCGAGGAACGTTGCTGATGCTGTTCACATGGAACCAGTCCTGTGCATCCTTGTTGCATTCACTGTAAACCTTGCACCGGGTGGACTTGTCAAGGTATGCAGGAGATGTCTTGCCGCCAAGTGCTTCAACCACGACACGGTTTACCGCACGGCGAAGAGCACGCTGCTGCTCATAGTCCACTGTCATGTTGGTTTCAAGAGCAGAGATGCGCTTTTCGTGCTGCATGGAACGGTTGTCCAGAACGAAGATTGCTTGCAGTTCTTTGGATGCCCCTGCAAACTGGTTGACGGCTACGTTCTTCTCAAGGTCAATCAGCTTCTGGCGAATTTCCATGCCCTGCGGTGTCCGCTGAATCATTGCAATGTGCTTGGCCATGTCAAGGCTGATAGCGTGTTCGATTGAGCGGCCACCGTTTTCTAAAATTTTAGAAAACGACGCATAGTCTACGTTTTCTTCAAATCCATAGGCAGCCATGTTTTTAAACCAGTCTGCATATTTGGATTTAATTTTGAGCCGCTCGTGCAGTTCACGACCCAGCACAACCTTTTCGCCGGTGTCAGTGTCGTACACGGGGATAACATCTTCGGAGAAGATTCGGATGGTTTCGAGATTATTATTCATAGAAATTTGACCTTTCTATCTTGCGAGAGTAGGCCATCTCTGGTATAATAACCCAAAGAGGGTCTATACTCTCTGAGTGTTTCATAAGACGTTCGCTGTGGTCTGCAAACTTTAGCGAGCGTCTTATTCTTTTTCATCGGTCTCCGGGATAGGATGCACCTCAAAGAACGTGTCACGGATGGCTGCGGCCTGTGCGACCTTGTGTTCGGTGCAATAGGCTTTCAGCCACTGGAACTGCCGCTCGGTCAGCGCAACGGTGAACGTGTGATTGTGGCGTTCGAGATAAGGACTGTACATAAACTCACCTCCCTTCATGTGGGTGCAACCAGCATACGAAATATGTTTTGGCTTGTCAATTACGCAAACGCTTAATGTAGTACTGGTATCTGTACAAAATCTAAAAGTTTGTAGATTTGCACAAAACTTAACCCTTATTTTTGGCCGATCCCGCTTCGTACCCTGCCCGGTAGTTCAGTTCGGACAGTTTACCCAGCGCTTCTGCGTACTCCCTGTCCTCGCTGGTCGGCTCTTTGCCATGGGCAATGGTTTTCAGAAATTCTTCGGTTGTCGTAGGAAAATTCATGTTTTTTCTCCTAACTCTTGCGGAGAGCAGCCCTTTTTGGTATAATAGATTCCGAAAAGGGAGACTGCCCCCTTGGTGGTTGCAGGTTCTCGTTTCGTGACGTGGATAAGCTATCAGCGTTGCCGTCCAAAGTTCCGCTGGTAGCTTATTTTTTTATGCTTTGATGTTCTCAACGTAGGATGCTACCCACTCGATACCCATGCGGATAACATCAACCTTTGAGATACCCAATGCCTTTGCGCTGCTCTCCATGCTTGCGATCTGGTTCTCAGTGAGCCGGGTGCTTATCATGCGCAGCTTATCACGTTCCGAGGTTTCTGCTCGTCTTGCCAAGCCTATCACCTCGCTTTCGCTGGAACAAGTATAAAGCGTGAAAATATGCTTGTCAAGACCCAAAGTTTTACGGAAATGAAGTTTGGAAGAATTACTCCTTATTATAGAAAATTTTCTACCTGATTGCGATTAACTAAGTAAACATTCCTATACTACTCTAGTATGTATTTATACATACTAGAGTATATTTATATAATATATAAAAACAAACGCTTGACATTTCCATGAAAACATGGTAACATGGATGCAGAAAAGGAGCCGTTATAAGAAAGGGGAAATTAAAATGACTGTCACCGAAATCATTAAAGACATTATGATTAAGAGCCGCCCTCCTAAAACGATGGAAGTTCTTGCTAACGATATGGGTTACAAGTCTGCTTCTGGCGTTGGAGAACGTTTGAAGGGCAACAATATGTCTGTGAAAAAATTATGCGAATTTGCAGAAGCACTGGATTACGAAGTCATTCTTAGGCCGAAAACCACGAAGGAACTGGATGAATACTCCTATAAAATCAAAATTGACAAGTAATGGGTGATTGTAATGCGTTATTTCTTAGCGAGAGTGTCGAGCAAAGAGCAAAATCTTGCGAGACAGCTTAAAATCGCACGAGATCGGTTCGACATCCCAGATGAGAATGTATTTTGTGATAAAATGACAGGCAGCAGCTTTGATCGACCGCAATATAAACGATTAAAAGAGACTGTCAAGGCTGGGGATGAGATCATTGTTAAGGAATTTGACCGATTCGGGCGTGACAAAGACGAGATGAAGCGAGAACTTCAATGGTTCAAAGAAAAAGGCGTGATTGTTCGCATTCTCGACATTCCGACTACGCTTATTGACTTCCAAGACCAGACGTGGGTGCTAGAAATGGTAAACAACATCCTTATTGAGGTTTTGGGCGCAGTAGCTGAACAGGAACGCAAGAAAACCAAGCAACGTCAGGCAGAGGGCATAGCTGCCATGCCTATTGTTGATGGCAAGAGAGTGTCGGCCAGAACAGGCCGTAGCTTTGGCAGACAGGAAAAGCAAGTTGACGAGCAGCAGTTTGAAAGCCTATTAGAGCAACAGCAAAAAGGCAAAATTACCGTAAAAGAGTGCTGCAAGCAGCTTGGCATCGGGAAATCCACTTGGTATGAGCGTGTCGAAAGATACGCAAATAAAAATAGCGGCAGCCCAACCACAAGCCACCGCTAAGAGTACACCAACTTCATCAAAACAGGAAAAAGAATGGTGCAACCACAGTATACCATTCTTTTGGAGGAACATCAATATGAGTAAGAAACAAAAGATGGATTTAACTGAAAAGCTAGAAAATATTCATGGCGGTAATTTGATTGTTCAAGATGGAACAACAAAGCTACGTTCAATTTTTGATTTTGTGAAATACGAAGAATTGTTTGCTTTTGTTGAAGGATGCAAATTAGCAAACTCCATTCTGATTTTTGAAAATGAAGGATTAACCATTAAACCAACTGAATCAAACTTAGGACAGAATATCCAGCTTGCTATGTATGCCAGCATTTGCGAAGATAGTACGATGGTAAAACAATATCTTGATTACGTTATGAAAGTTGGTTGTGATGGCAAACGTGAGCCGACATTATACAAAGAATGACGCTGCCAAACAGCTTGGTGTGACCCGCCAGACATGGTATCGGATTGCTGAACAGAACAGGTGAAAGGAGTAGCTTATGGACAATTTTAATGCCATCTACAAAATTCTCAAACTGCTGGATAAGCACAAGGGCGATGAAGAATTTGACTATGAGCTTATCTCTGCAAAAGCAATGAAGATAAAGGTCTCTGACTGGGAGCAGATTATGATCGAACTGCAAATGAACGGTTTCATTCGTGGTCTGGTCTACACGCAAGACCTGACGAACAAGTTCCCACATATTGTAGAGCCGATTCACCCGCAGATTACCTTGAAAGGTATGGAGTATCTCTCCGAAAACAGCATAATGAAGAAGGTAGAAAAAGGGTTAGAAACGGTCGGGCAGTTCTTTTAATTGATTTTGAGAAAGAAATTTTCTAAAATTGCATTATAAAAATCGAATATTCAATTTTTGTGCAGTTGTAGGCACTCTTTACATTTTCAGGTAGGGGGTGCCTATTTTTTTATGCAGCCAAAGCAGTGTATCGCCATCATCGACAGCATCAAAGCGTATGCAAAGCAGAATCCGACCGAAGCGCAGGTCTACGAGGACTGGTTTCAGGCGGTGGTGAACCTGAGGGACGCTTTGCTACAAGACAAGCGGTTCGACGCCTACAAATACTCTGGTGAGCTGCGCTCCGTCTGCGCAGCCATGATGGGCAAGATGAAAACAGGCGAGGACGTGGCGAAGGTCTATGACATTATTAGCCGGACATACCTGTTTGAAGCAAAGGATGTGTTCGACAGCTATTGTATCTACCTCGAATGGAACCGTGCGCCGGAGAAGAAGTTCTACCAGCCGAGAAGAAAGGTTCTTTTGACGTTGGTTCGTGACCTAGAGGACTTATTTTTCCACCGTGTAGAATTTCTTGGGGTAAGTCAGCCCCCGCGTACAGGAAAAAGTACGCTCTGTATATTTTTCATCACATGGCTGATGGGCAATCGCCCTGACGTTGCATCGGTTATGAGCGGACACTCTGACAAGCTGACCAACGGCTTCTATGGTGAAGTGTTGTCCATCATCACTGACCCTGTTACCTACAACTGGGGCAAAATCTTCCCTGACGTTCAGCTTGTGGACAAAAGCGCAAAGGACGAAAGCGTTGACCTGAACCGAAAAAAGCGCTTTCCCACCCTGACCTGTCGTTCCATCGGCGGTACGCTGACTGGTGCTGTTGAAATCGGCGAGGGCGGCGTTTTGTACAGCGATGACTTGATCGAGGACTTGGAGGAAAGCCTGAACGTTGAGCGTTTGAACAACAAGTACGATGCCTACTTGAACCAGCTGAAAGACCGAAAAAAGCAAGGTGCTTTAGAGCTGATGGTCGGTACACGTTGGAATGTGCTTGACCCTTTGGGACGCATCCAGAACCAGTATGCAGACAACCCAAAGTACCGATTCCGAGTGATTCCTGCGGTAGACGAGAACGGGCACAGCAACTTCAATTATGACTATGGCGTGGGATTTGACGATGCCTACTATGCCGACATGAAAGCCAGCATTGACGATGCAACATGGTGGGCAAAGTACATGGGCAAGCCCTATGTGCGTGAAGGTCTGCTGTTCCCTGCCGATGAACTGCGGTATTTTAACGGTGTTCTGCCTGATGGAGAGCCTGATCGCAAGCTCATGGTCATGGATATTGCATGGGGTGGCGGAGACTTCACGGCCTGTCCTATCGCTTATGTGTACGGAGATGCTGTGTTTATCCCTGACCTTGTGTTCAATAACGGCGACAAGACCGTGACCAGACCGGAAGTCGTGGGTAAAATCATCCAGCACAAAATCAACGTGGTGCGTGGCGAAGCCAACAACGGCGGTGATGAATATTGTGACGTAGTAGACAGCCAGCTCAGGCAGCAGGGGTATCACTGCTCTGTACGCAGCCAACGTGCGCCCAGTGGGCAAAGCAAGCTGTCAAGAATCATCCAGTATGCGCCGGACATCAAACGGTTTTACTTTCTTGACGAGAAGCACCAGTCGAAAGAGTACAAGACGTTCATGGAACAGGTGACGATGTTCACGCAGCTTGGCAAAGTTCCGCATGATGATGCACCGGACAGCTTGGCACAGCTTGCCGATGAATTGTATAACGGAATCAGTAAAATTGAGCCTGTCAAGAGGCCATTTTGATTAAAAACACAATATATTGTGTTCGCTGGGTCTATTTATTTGATTTCACCACTTGACAAGGCTTATAATGTACGCAGGAAGTTTTGTAGCTTCCCTTAAAGGAATAGCTTGCACGCGGGGCTTTGTCATTTTTTACCCGCGTGTGTGTCAACAGGCATATTCCTCCTTTCACCGGTGGAGGTTTTCTCACTCTTTCACCTTCACCGGGCTTTATATGTTGCGTTTCCAATTGTTTGGGGAATGCCAGCCTGTCTCCCCCATGGCTGGCAAGCAACGGTTCGATTCCGTTACGCAGCACAACCATCTTCTTTGCTTGACTTTCTATTCTCTGAATTCTCCACCGCTACTCCCGGCTCTCGATGCAATGGTTAGACATGACATTGCAAAGAGCAGCGGTTAACCAATTAAGCCGGGTTTATGGCGGAGTAGAGCAGCACGGTAGCTCGCCAGCCTCATAAGCTGGAGGACGCTGGTTCAAATCCAGCCCCCGCACCCAAAATTGCAGCCGACCCGTTTTACGTCTGTCCAACAACTGAATGTAAAGGCTGCAATGGTTTTCTTCGGGCGAAGAATAGCACGGCTGGAAGTGCGAATAGTTTCCCAGCAGCTTCTGACAGGTCTGTGCTCAACAGCCTGTTTCCAGAAATCCAACGAAAGGAGCACAGATGGTAGCAAAAGTCAGATGCAAGCGTCCTCGGAAAGACGCAAACGGCAATCCGTGTGATTGCGGACGTTATCTTGGCGAAGTGGAAGGTAAGTTCTCCCTTCTGTGTCCTCTTTGCCATTGGATTACAATTGGAGATTCCAACCTTCCAAAAGATACATGGGTCTCCGTACCAAAGTTTAAAAACTGAATAGCTTTTGAAGCGCAGTTGTAAGCGCAGTGAGATAGACCTTAACAGGTTTGTCTTACTGCGCTTTTTATTTTGCCGGAAAGGAGGAACGCATGGCTGAGTATCAGATGATTGTTGGCGGCTTTCTGAATGAGCCGCTGACTGGACGTAGACCGATTGAAACGCCGGAGACGGAAATCAATCAGGCAAACGTGCTGAAAGTGGTCATGGGCAAGGCAGAGCCTATTCATCTGCTGAACAAGAACGAGATTCGCTTTCTGCACAATTACTACTTGGGTAGCCAGCCTGTCCTCAACCGCACGAAGGAGTACCACGCTGAAATCACCAATCGCATTGTAGAGAACCATGCCAACGAGTGCGTGGGCTTCTACACCGGCTACATGAGCGGTACTCCCTGCTCTTATGTGCGGTCTGAAACGGCAACTGGTGACGGTGAGGAAATCGCCCGCCTGTCCAACGCCTTGCAGTATGAGGGTAAGGATGCGCTTGATCGGCGGCTCTGGCAGTGGATGCTGGAGTGCGGACAGGGCTACCGCATTGTTCTTCCTGACAAGGGGTACAATGGCAACTACCCGGATGAAACGCCCCTGCTGGTGGACGTTCCCGACCCGGACATGGCGTATGTGATTTACAACTCCGGCATCGGACACAAGCCCCTTGCCAATGTGCTGCACATCCCACGCAATTATCAAAATGACCTGAACGACTTGATTTGCGTGTATACGCCGAACCAGTACTTTGAAATCGACAACGGCAAGGTTACGAAATCGGAGAGCCATTCTCTCGGAATGTTGCCGATGGTCGAATACAAGCTGAGCCCGGAGCGAATGGGTCTGTTTGAACCGGCAATCCCTGTGCTGGATGCCATCAACGACCTTGAAAGCAACCGTCTGGACGGCGTGGCGCAGTTCATCCAGTCCATCATGGTGTTCACCAACTGCCTTGTAGACAAGGATGCTCTCGACCAAGTAAAAGAGCTTGGCGCAATGTGTCTGAAATCCACTTCTGGTCTGCCCGCTTCTGTTTCTCAGATTGCAAACGAGCTTGACCAGCAGCAGAGCCAGACCCTGCTTGATTCCATGCTGAACGTGTACCGTAGTCTGACTGCCATGCCTAGTGCCACTGGCAGTGAGAACGCAACGTCCGACAACGTGGGCGCAGTCATCGTCCGCAACGGCTGGAATCACACCGAAGCAAGAGCGCAGCAGTACGAGAATATGTTCAAGTTCTCGGAACGCCAGAGCCTGTCTGTAATGCTGAAAATCCTGCGTGACACGGCTGGTTCTAAGCTGATGGCAAGTGACATCAACATCAAACTGCCCCGCCGTCAGTACGATAACCAGCAGAGCAAGGTTCAGATTTTTGTGCAGATGCTCGGTCAGAGCATTGACCCGCAGCTGGCGTTCACCACGCCCGGTCTGTTCCCTGACCCGCAGGCTGCTTACGAAATGAGCAAGCCCTTTCTGATTGCCGCTGGCAAGCTGGGCGAGGACGGGAAAGCACCGAAGCCGCAGGAACAGCCCAAACGGGGTGTTACCGGAACAAATGCAGGGAATATGGCAGACAAACAGCTTACCGATACTAACCCGGAGAACAGCGATGGAACCAAACAGTGAAATCCTTGCAAGGGATTGGGATGACGATTTTGTCAAAAAGATGCAAAACCGAATCCTTGTCTCTCATTACAAGTATGGCTGGATGAGCCAAACTTATCCAGAATTAGCGCAAGCTGTCAAGGAGATTCAACCACGCATTCAAAAATATCTCGAAACGGGAAATACCGAATGGCTGATTGATGTGGCTAATTTTGCAATGATTGAGTATTTACATCCGAGTGTTGAAAATGCTCATTTCGTTGGAACGGATAGTGAAGAATCGCCCGGTCTGACTAGCGGGATTAGCTACAAAGAGCTTGTGGACAATATGTAATCATCCCGAATTTTCGGGCTGATATATTCCGGCAGGGAAGCCGGGATACAAATTTCGCAGCGTTGCAGGGAAGCAACGGTAAAAAAACGCAGGAGGAAATTAACGATATGAAACTCAATGTGTTGCTTGGTGATGCCTACAAAGAGGGCATGACCGCCGATGAAATTATTTCTGCGCTTGAAAAGGTTGCAGACCCTAACGCAGAGGTTGAGAAGCTGCGTAACGCCGTGACGAAAGCAAACGGCGAAGCTGCTGAGTACAAGAAGCAGCTCAAGGCAAAGCGTACCGATGACGAGAATGCCGCGCAGGAACAGGCTGACAAGCTGGCAGAAATGCAGAAGCAGATTGAAGCCCTGACTGCCGACAAGGAGAACCTTGTCAAGGAAAAGACCCTTGCATCTTACCGTGAGAAGTTCGTTGCACAGGGTTATGACGCTGAACTGGCTGGCAAAGCTGCATCTGCACTGGCTGACGGTGACATGGACAAGGTGTTTAAGTTCCAGTCGGAGTTTATGACCGCTCACGACACCGCATACAAGGCTTCTCTGCTGAAGGATATGCCCACACCTCCTGGTGCGGATGGCAATGGCAGTTCTGACAGCGAAGGTGTGGCGTTTGCTAAGAGACTTGCAGCAAGAAAGAATGCCGAAAATAAGACATCGAGTGACGCATTGAACGCTTTCCATTAAGGAGGAAAACATGAAGTATACCACTACTCCGGTATCGGCTCCTGAAAGCACTATTCTGGCTGCTGATACCTACGTTGCCATTCCCTTTACTGTGACCGAAACCGATGTCGTAAAGGCTGGCTATCCAATGGCAAAGACTGGCAAGAAGGCTTCTGCCACTACCGGGGTTTCCGATGCAGCAGTTACCGACGCCATTGGCATTCTGCTGCACACCGTTGACCCGTCCGTCAACCCAAACGGCGCACTGCTTATTCAGGGCGTTGTTGACCAGAAAAAGGCAAAGGCAAGTTCTGGCTTTTCCTTTACTGTTGATGACGTTGCCGCTCTGCATAAGGCTGTTCCCGCAGTCTTTTTCCGTGACAATATCGGCACTAATGCTTAACGGAGGTAAAAAACATGGATTTTCAGAAATATTTCACTTCCGATGCGATTGCTGAGTATTGGACGAATGATGTTACCAACGCGCAAGCATTCGGCTCTGATGCCCTGTTTCCTCCGCGCAAGAAGGCCGGTCTGGAACTGAAGTGGATTCGCGGCCACAAGGGCGTTGGTATTTCTCTGATGCCCAGTGCATTTGACACGAAGGCGACCTTCCGTGAGCGCAAGGGCTTTAAGATGTCTGAAACCGAGATGCCGTTCTTCCGTGAGGGCTTCCACATCGACGAGAAAGACCGCCAGATGTTGATGGAGATTCAGAACAGCAACAGCACTTTTGCGGAGGAAATCATCAGCCGAATTTTCGATGATGCCGCAGAGCTGATTACTGGTGCTCGAATTGTTCCTGAGCGTATGGCGTGGCAGCTGCTTTGCCCGGAAAACGGCAAACCCGGTATCACCATCAAGGCAAACGGCATGAACTACATCTATGATTACGATCCGGATGGTACTTGGCAGGCAAAGAATTACAAGGCTCTTACCGGCAAGGCAAAGTGGGACGTTACCACTTCTACTCCCCTTACCGATTTTACCACCGCGAAGGATGCAATCGCTGCAAATGTTGGCGAAACCATCACTCGTGCCTACATGAACACCAACACTCTGAATAAGATGATTGCTTCTGACGAGGTGAAAAACCGTTTCATGACGGTTACGGCAAAGTCTATTGCCGTTCTTACTCAGAGTGAAGCACGCGCGCTGGTTGAGCAGACTACCGACATCAAGATTCATCTGTTTGACAAGATGTACCAGCCTGAAGGCGGCGGTGATTCCGTCAAGTACATCCCGGACGGTTATGTTGTTCTGGTTCCAGACGGCAAGGTCGGCGAGATGTGGTATGGCACTACTCCCGAAGAGGCAGACCTCCGTGCAGGCATGACGAACGCTTCTGTTTATATCGTAAACAACGGTGTCGCAGTCACCACTATCAAGGAGCCTCACCCTGTCAACACAAACATCATCGCATCCGAAATTGTCTTGCCGTCCTTCCAGAAGATGGACGCTGTGTACTGCATCAAGGCTTACTAAGGCGAAAGGAGGAAAGCAGCATGGGAGACCAGTATTCCGAAGCGGCAGTCAAGCTGGGACAGTACATCGCCCCTGCACTTGACCGTGAAATCGCGGACGAGGACTACCCACTCTTCGACCTGCTGCTTGATTTCGCTAAAGACAAGATATTTGCACAGGGCTATCCTTTCGGTAACAGGCCGGACGAGCTGCCTTCGCAGTATCAGTCGCTGCAAGTACGAATTGCAGCGGAACTGTACAACCACATCGGCGCAAACGGACAGACGAGCTACACCAACAATGGCATTACTCGTGTGTGGGAAAGCTCCGATGTAGCACAGTCCCTGCTGAATGAAGTGGTTCCGAGAGTAGGTGTTATCGGCTGATGTTCAATGGAAGCCCGCTGGACAAGCGCCCGCTGTGGTACTCGAACCCTGTTGGCGAGAAAATGCCTGTTGTGGACGAGTGGGGAAACGAGACTGGCGAATCCGCATACGAATCGTGGAGCGAACCCGCAAAGCTAATGCTGAATGTCAGCCCGCCTACCGGCGCTGCGGAAGCAAACCCTTTCGGCACGTTCACGGATTACAGCTACGTTGTCAGTTCGTCCAGCAAAAAGCACAACACCCCGCTTTATGAAGGCACACACGTCTGGTTTCAGACAGACGTTTCAAAGCCCTTTAATTACGCTGTGGTCAAGGTCGCAGAGCATATTACAGACACGAAGTATGCTCTGAAAGAGGTGGCTGCAAGTGAAAATTAAAGTGAGGTTGAGCGATGCCGGACTTCGTGATGCGGAACGTCAGATACAGGAGTACAAGATTACCCTGAATAAAAAGGCGCAGGAGTTTGCAAAGGCGCTAGCGCAAAAAGGCATTGACGTTGCGACTGTGCGGTTTGCTAACGCACAGTATGCTGGTGACAATGACGTAACAGTTGAGCACGACCCGGTACAAACGCCAAATGGCTTTGCAATCGTAGCGCACGGAAAGGCAGTTGCGTTCATCGAGTTTGGCACTGGCGCACATCACAACGGATATGGCGGTGAACTGCCGTCCGGTGTCGGTGCGCATGGCTCTTACGGTAAAGGACACGGCGCACAACGCCGCTGGTACTACTACGGCGAAGCTGGCAATGCTGGTACACCTGTAAAAACGGTGGACGGCAAGGGACAGCTTAACTACACGGACGGTAACGAACCGGCTATGGCTATGTGGGGGGCTGTTGAGGAAATGGCTTCTCAGGTTGAAGCAACGTGGAGGGAGGTTTGGAATAGTTGATTGATTATTTCAATTCTATCTTCACGTCCGTTGCTAAGGAGCTGCGAAAGCAAGTTCCAGGCATCTTCGTTACTGGTGAAATCAATGACAGCAACGTCAAGAAGTTTCCGTGTGTGCAGATAGAGGAAAACAGCAACCTTCCTGTGCACATTGATTCTGCTGGTCACAGCAAGTACGCTGCTGTTTCTTTGCGTGTGCGCGTCTACTCCAACAAAACAAGCGGGCGCATTGCAGAAGCCCGCTCTATTGTGAGCATCGTAGATTCTGTATTGGAACCGCTCAATTTTTATCGAAAATCGTTTGCCCCGTTGAATGGGCTGTACAACAATTCCGTCTATCGGATTGATTGCAGCTATGGGGCAACAATCGGAGAGGACGGAATGATTTACCGAAACTAAGGAGGTAAACATTCTATGAGTACTGCTATCTCCGGTCTGAATACCACCCTGTATTGTGGCGACAGCGCAACCGCTCTGACGAAGCTGTGCGACATCAAGGATGTGCCCGACCTGATCTCCGAGCCGAACCTTCTGGACGCCACCACTCTGTCTGACCCTATGCAGGTCAACATTTTTGGCATCATCCAGAGCGACACCAAGTCCTTTACTGCCAACTACAACAAGACTGACTACAAGAAGGTCAAGGAAGCTGGCTACGATGAGACTTCCGAGAGCAACACCGTGAAGTATTACGCCCTGAAGATGCAGGACGGCTCCGGCTTCACTTGGCAGGGCATGCATCAGGTTGGCTTGTCCGGCTTTGGCGTAGACGAGGTTGTGGAAATGACCATCAACTGCATCTTCACCAAGAAGCCTGAGTTCAGCGAAACCCTGACTGTCAACGGCGGCTAAGCCGCAAAAATCGAATCAATCAAACCAGGCAGAACTGAACATCGGATTTGGTTCTGCCCCTATTTATAAAGGAGAGCATTTATTATGGCTGCTAAAGTTATCAACTTTCATTCCCCCGATGGCAAGAACACTTACGAGCTGACCTTTACTCGTGACAGCGTGGAGGCCACCGAGCGTGCGGGTTTTCAGATTGGCCAGTACACTCAGATGACCAACCTGCTGTCCAACTCTCGTGCCCTGTTCTACGGCGCTTTTATCGCACGGAACAAGGGCATCAAGCGCAAGGTAGTTGATGAGATGTTCCAGCACATCGAGGATAAGGAAGACCTTATGGGCATTCTGCTTGAGATGTTCATGGACGCTTCCAAGTCTCTGCTGGCAACTGACACTGAGGACAAGACCGCAAAAAACGCAACGTGGGAGGTTGTGTAACTACACAATCTCAGGAAACAGACAGAGAAGGAGAACCGTTCTCCTTTTCCAAGCTGTTCCACGATGTAGAAGCCTATTACATCTCCATCGGCATGACCTACGACCAGTTCTGGTACGGCGATGTCTGGCTGGCGAAGGTTTATCGCGACGCAGAGGAGCTGCGGGAACGCAGAGCCAACACAGAAGCGTGGAGAAATGGCTTTTACATGGCATCTGCGCTTTCCTCTACGGTTGGCAATATGTTCCGCAAGAAAGGGTCTAAGCTCATCAAGTACATGGATAGACCACTTCCCCTTACCCAAAAGGAGAAAGACGAGTATGAATACCAACGCGCAGTTGAGGCGCAGGAGCGAATCAAGAGAATGATGTTCTCTATGATGGAAAGTGATGGTGGTAGTGATGGCTGATGTTGATATTACGAGCTTATCCGTAGAAATTTCTGCGGAATCGCAGGGTGCAGAGCTTAATATCGACAAGCTCGCTGCCGCCATTTCTAATTTGCGGACGAAAGGCAACGTGGCAAAGGTTTGCAGTAGTCTTGATAAGTTATCTGCTTCTATTTCCGCTCTTAAATCCGCATCTACTGGGCTGGACGGTCTTAGCAAAATCACGTCTTTTATGAACGGTCTTGCTAATGTAGACCTTACTCAAAGCGCAAAAGGCATCCGCTCTGTTGCTAATGCTTTGAACAAAATTTCGTCCGTCAATCTTGGAAACATGGATTTTTCAGGACTTGGCAGCAAGATGAACAGCTTGAAGAACGGCCTTTCCCCTATTTCTTCTATTAGCGATTCTTCCATTAAGAGTTTGCGTGGCGTAAGCAGTGCAATCAATTCCATTGCTAAAATCCCAAGCATTACAAAGAAGCTGGACTCTAAAACGCTTGATGATTTTGCGGAAGTTTGTAAGAAAGTGGCATCCGCTATTTCTCCACTCGCTTCCAAACTGGACAAGGTAGGGCGCTCTTTTTCTTCACTTCCATCTAAAATTAAAAGTGCTGTCAATTCTACAACCCGCTTTTCTTCGGCAAACCAGAAAGCAAGTACTAGCCTTTCAAGCTTGGCAAGCCAGTTGGAAGCCATCAAGAAACGTGCAGCACAGCTAGTTTCTCTGAAAGCTATTGCCACTTATCTTGCCAATGCCGTTACTAAGTTCAATGACTTTTATGAAGCAACAGACTTGTTCAATAACGCAATGGGCGAGTTAAGCGGTCAAGCAACAGAGCTTATCAATAAGATGGAATCTCTGCTTGGCATCGACCCGACAGAAGCAATGACAAACATTGCTACGATCCAAAGCCTTGCAACTTCGTTCGGCCTGGCAAGCGATAAAGCGTATATCTTATCCAAGAACCTGACCCAACTTGCCTATGACGAATCGTCCTATTGGAATAAAGATACCGCTACTACCTTTACCGCAATTGCTTCTGCTATCTCTGGAGAACTTGAGCCTATTCGCCGCTTGGGCGTTGACTTGTCTCAGGCACGGTTGCAGCAGGAACTTCTTGCTTTGGGCTTTAATAAACAGGTTTCTAGTCTGTCTCAGGCAGATAAGGCAGTTCTTCGCTACATCGCCATTATGAAGCAGACTACCAACATTCAAGGCAACCTCGCGCAGACCATTAGTAGCCCCGCCAATATGGTACGCATTTTGAAGTCTGAAATTTCGCAGCTTGCAAAGGCTGTAGGCCAGCTTCTTTATCCCGCATTTAAGGCGATTCTCCCCGTTCTGATTGCAGCAGTTGACCTTATCAAAGAATTTGTGGTCTCTCTTGCATCTGTGTTCGGGCAGAAAATTGAATTTACCGATTTTAGCAAGACACAGAAAGATATTGGCGGTGTAACCAGCGCTATGGATGACACTGCTGATGCTACGAAAGCGGCGGCGAAAGCGGCCAAAGATTATACGATGGGCTTTGATGAATTAAACATTATCGACCCTTCGCAAAATTCCGGCTCTTCTGGCTCTGGCAGTGGCGGTGCTGCTGGCAATCTGCTCGGCGACGTTGACCTCTCCCAGTATGATATGTTCAAAGATTATGCTGGAAGCGCTGTTGACGAGATTAAGGCAAAATTAAAATCTCTCGATTCTTTCCAAATCGGAACCCAAATCGGCGAACAGCTAAATAAACTTATGGGCATGATTTATAATGCCATCCATTCTATTGATTGGGCCTCGCTTGGAGCGTTTTTTGCAGATGGCGTTAACGGGCTCGTGGATTCTGTAGACTGGGATTTGTTTGGCCGATTACTTGCGGACAGATTCATCATCGAGTTTGAGCTTCTTGGTGGTTTCCTGTCTCAGCTTGACTGGACATCTGTGCTTAACGCCTTTATTGATGGCTTTTCTGGATTTTTTCACGAACTTTCAGATTGGATAGCAACAGTAGATTGGACTGGTGTTGGGAAGCAACTAACTGATAAGCTTTCTGATGCTCTTCAAAATGTTGAGATTGAAAAGCTTGCAAGAGTTTTTTTCAACTTTATTACTGATAGCATTAACGCTGTTTCTGATTTCTTGGCTGGCACAGACTCTTACCAGCTCGGTCAAGACCTCGTTGACTTTGCTATTAGAGCCGTTACTTCTGTAGATTGGGCCGGTCTAGCTCAAGCCATCGGTCGTTTCTTTGGCGAAGCATTCATTGAAGCACTCGACTTCATGGGCGGTCTAGTTTCTCGAATTGCCGATTATTTTGAAAAGAAAGTGGCAGAGGGGCCGTTCAATAATGTTGGCCTGAATATTGTCTACGGTATTTATTATGGCATTCAAGACGCAATCACGAATGTTGCTTCTTGGATTGTCGAAAATGTGTTCAATCCATTCATCAATGGCTTTAAGTCTGCCTTTGGAATCAATTCCCCATCTACCGTAATGGCCGAACAAGGCGGCTATATTATCGCTGGATTAAAGAAAGGCATTACCGATGCTATCTCTAGCGTAGCTGAAACCGCAAAGAAGATTCTTTCTGCAATCAAGAGTGCATTCGACAATTTTAGTCTTTTTGATATTGGCAAAAATCTGATTCAGGGTCTTATTGATGGCGTGAACAACATGATTGAAACGGCCAAAAACGCTGTTGCAAATGTTGGCAATGCAGTCATTGATAAGGTCAAGAATGTGCTCGGCATCCACTCCCCTTCTACTGTATTTGCGGAGATTGGCGGTTACATCGTTCAAGGTCTTGCAAACGGCATCAATGCTGCGTCTCCCTATGTTGAACAAGCTATGACCAATTTGGCAAACGTTGTTCAGCAGAAGGGCAACGAGATGATTGACTATGGCGCAGACGTTGCAAATGGCTTTGTTGATAACATGGTCAATACGTTTGACGCAAAGTGGAATGAAATCGACAACGGTCTTAAGAGCGACTTCGTTGGCACGATTAAGAGCATGATTGATGCGGTCAAGAAAGGCGATATCCAAACCGTCGCCGAAAACACAGCGGCCATTATCTGGAAGGCAATGGGGGAAGAAAACCGAAAACAGGTCAAGTCTTACGCTTCCGACTTGGTTTCCAATCTCACCAGTGCTCTTAAGACCGTTGGTTCCAAAGTATTTTCTTCTGCAAAACTCGTCGGAAACAATATCTTAGCTGGGATTACTTCAAAATTTGGAGAAATCTCCACGCAGGTCGTCGGTCTTGGAAGTAAAATTGCGTCCTCGTTTTCTTCTCTGATTGGGCCAATCTCGGCATCCGGCAGGGCGATCAGTATTGGCCTTTCTTCTGGCGTTTTGAGCCAGTTCCCATCTATCATCGCTGGCATTGCCGGGCTTATCGGTCAAATTGGAGCTGCTTTTATGGGCATCTTGCAGACGATCGGCAGCGTTTTGACCTCTCTTGGCATTCCAACCGGCGTCATCATGATTGCTGGCGGCGTTGCAATTGCAGCCGCCATCGCAGGAATTGTCGGAACGCTTGTTGGAAAGTACGGAACAAGCTCCCGCCCGTCTGTGAATGACAACTACTCAAGCTACCCTGGCACGAGCGATTATGATTCCGCCAATGGCTCCAATACGTCTTCCGGTAGCTATTACCCAAGTTCTTCCGCTAGCGGAGCGAGCCCCGCAGAGCTCCGCAGTGCCGTCCATGATGGTTGCTATAACGCATTCCTTGACATTTTCCAGCGGTACGGAGACGAGCTTACCGGAGGGAAAGAGCTCAAGATTTACCTTGATGGTAAGCAAATCACTGCGTCCGTTGAGAAACGGCAGTCTGAACGTGGGTTTCAGATTATGGGAGACGAAGTTTACAGCTACTAAGGAGGTTTACGTTTTATGCAATCTCTCGTCACAGTAAATGGCAGAGAGCTGCCTGAGCCTTCCTCCTACGACGCTACAACAAGCACTATAGTCGATTCTGGACGAAACGTACAAGGCAAAGTCGTTGGGTCTGTGGTGCGGCACGATGTTGCGAAGATTTCCCTAAAATGGAATTATCTTACCGCAAGACAGTGGGCGGACATCATCGGGCCGTTCACCACAAACTTTTACTGCACTGTTCGGTTTTATAACCAAGCAACTGCAAGCTACACGACAAGGCAAATGTATGTTTCCGATAGAACCGCTGGGATGTGGAGGCGTTCCCCGTCCAACGGAAACGTTATGGGATGGGTCGGAGCGGCCCTTAGCCTCGTTGAAGTTTAAGAGAGGTGATTATTCATGGGCTTTCTGCCTTCCGACAAGTGGCTTGAACAATACGAAAAAACACTTGTTCCGGAGATGTTTGTTCGCATCACTTACCACGTCTCTGACGATAAGGCGCAAGCAGACGCTATTGCCAGCTCTTCCAACCAGGCTTTATTCAGCAACACGTTGTCTGTCACAGACCTGGATTCTGCTTCTTTGGCCAATTATGCCACCGGAGAACCTAATTTGTGGGTCCTTGACGGGAGCAAACTTTTGGTCCCAGGTTCAGAGCCCTACGAGAACGCTGGGTATTTAAGCATGGATTGTGTTTCTGACACAAACCATCCGATTATTACTTTCTCTTTCAGCAAAACACACACTGAAAGAATCCCCGGAATTACAATCGTATGGTCGTCCGCTTTAAATGAATATGCAAAATCTTTTAAATTGACGGTCTATAACGGTAGCGAGCTTGTCGCAACAAAACAAGTTGACGACAACCAGTCTGTTGAATCCTCTGTAGATTTTGAGATTTCCGGATATGATTCAATCAGTTTGGAAATTTTAGAGTGGTGCATCCAGGGCCGCAGAGCCAGAGTGGAGCAAGTTGAATTTGGTTTGCGTGTTCAATTTAACAAAGCGGATTTGCTTTCTTATACGCACGAATCAAAGCGCGACCCGATTTCTGGGCAGCTTTCCAAAGATTCCGTTTCGTTTTCTGTTGATAACTCCGAACAACGCTGGAACCCGGTAAATCCAGATGGACTTTATCGGTATCTTTATGAACGTCAGGAGATTTCAGTTCAGTATGGCATGGACATTGGAAATGCGATCGAATGGATTGATGGAGGAAAGTTCTTTCTTTCTGGATGGACAATTCCGGCGAATGGCATAACGGCGTCGTTTGACGCCAGGGACGCTTTGTCTTTCCTCCAAGATTCCATCTATACCGGGCACACGAGCGGAACGCTGTATCAGATGTGCTTTGATGCGTTGGAACTTCTGGATGTTTCCGGGATATCTTACGAAATTTCGGAAGAATTAAAGAACTATTCTTCCGACATTTCCTCCGATGCTTCTTCTTATAAAAACGCAGACGTTCTTCAGCTTGCCGCAAACGCAGCCGGGATGGCTCTTTACCAATCCAGAGATGGGGTCATTCACATTGAACGTGTCCCTCTTGTTCCAGTCACGAGGTCTGGTATTGAGGAAATATCGCTCTTGAATAGCTTTAAATACCCAGAAATAACGTTTTCGACAAAAATAAAAAACGTATCGTGCAAGGTTGTCGGCGAATCCGTTTTTTATCCAGCCGGAGCTAGTGGGAACGGAGCGACCCAAAGCATCAATAATCCACTTGTATCGAAATCTGTATCTTCTAGCGCAAAAAATGCGTTGACCGAAACATACGCACTTCTTTCTAACAGAAGAAAGGTAAACCTGGAATTTCGTGCAAGCCCTCATATTGATGCGTTATCCTTTGTCAGGGCCAACCACCAGTTTGGATATGCATCGAACGTTCTCGTTACGGATGCCAAGTATACCTTTAATGGCTGTTTTAAAGGGACGATGGAAGGATATATGGTGGAAAGCGTAAGTGCTCTTAGGCTTGACAGGGATTCCATTTCCGTTGCTCCTGGAGAGACTGTTCGTTTAACCGCAACGCTTGTCCCTTCCTCAGAGGATTCCCCAACAATCGGATGGGAAGCATCTCCTCCCGACGTTGTTTCCATTTCCGTCGTTTCCAACAAAGGCGGCGTTTCCGCTTGCGACATTTCTTTTGTTTCCAGCGGAGATGCTGTAGTCACAGCCTTCGTATCTTCCGTATCTGCAAAGTGTACTGTTATCAGTCAGGCTCCGTCTTTGTCGGATATGCCGGAAGGATCGTCTGTTTACATTCAAGAAAGTGGTGCGGATGTAGAGTTTGTTGTTGCAAAACATGGGTATGAGCCTGGTTTAAATGGTCCTGGGAGAACGCTTCTTATCAGGAAAGAACCTCTTGCTGAAACAGTGTGGAACCAGACACACGTCAATACATACGACGGAAGTTCCATCGACAGGCTGTTGAATGGAGATTACGCAAATAGATTTAGCGATACCGTCAAGTCCGCAATGGGGCTTACCTCTTTCTATTACACGGTAGGCGGTAGCACTACGGAAATCAGAACGCTTTCTCGCAATGTCTTTCTTCCGTCTATTTATGAAATGTTTGACCCAGAAGACAAAAACGCAGATGTTTATGTAAATGGGAGTAACCCATTTTTCAAAAAAGAGGGTTCTGTATTGCCAAAACAAACTCGAAGTGTCTTTGTCCAATCGTATGATGACTCCATCTATCACATTATCCGCAGATGGTCACGTTCTCCTGCGCTACGAGATTTTTCCGGAAACATTATTCACGGGCAACTTGTAGGAACATACAGTCTCGGAACGAGCAATAAAGGAAACGCCTTTTTCTTCACAGAGCAGTACAATGCGTGGAGTTCTAACAAGTTTAGCCCTGTTTTTACGCTTCCGTCCACGACTAAAGTCGGTAACGACAAAAAGATTTTGCTTTAAGGAGGGACTATGGCGATTTGGATTACAGACAGAACCCAAGACGATGTTGACCGCCTAAAGTTCATTTACGGTAAAGCCGTGAACGGGACCTGGACGGATGAGGAAAAAGCGGAGTGGCTTTCCGGTATGAAAGGAGCTCTTGACTACAGGGATTTTTCGAGAATAGAAACCGGCATATCCGAGCTTGCTTCACTTCTCGGTGCGGACGTAGATGTCAAGACGGACTGGAACATAAACGGGTATCTTACCACGTCGGATGCTACAAGGTGGCTGGCAAATATTGAATCTATCCGCTCTAAAAACTCAGGAGACGCCAAAACTGCGCCGACACCTACGTCTATGGATAGGCTTGGATTCGAGACAATGAACCAACTTGAAAGCATTTTGTCAGACATAGAATCGATCGCCAAAACTTACGTTACTTTTTCTGGCGAATACATGACTGGGGAGGGACAATATGGTTTTTGAAGACCGAATATCAAAATATCCTGGCAGGTGGACGTTAGTCCGTAAGGATGGGTCATCTGAAGTTGTAACGCTCGTCCGAAACGACGAACCCATAAAGGACGGCACACCGATCAACGCATCCACTTTAAATGAGCTGAGCACAGTTGCAGGGGCCATTAACGCAAAAGAAGAAGCCGTTTCTGCGGCAAATTCCGCTGCGGAAGAACGTGCAAAAGCAGAACAGGCTGCAAAAAATGCCGCAAAAGATGTTTCTGCAATTGTAAAAGCAGACTCTGAAAATGCAGCTTTGTCTGCTGCTGCTGCCAAGACAAGCGAAACCAATTCAAAGCGTTCGGAATCTCAGTCTGCTACTTATTTGCAGGGCACAAAAGAATACTTTGAGCAGGTCCGCACCATCACCATCGGTGCACAGGGGTGGTACGCCACGCCGGAAGCTCTGAAAGCCGCTGTTCCTATAGGCGAAAATGGCTGGTGGGCAGTCGTTGGTACTACGGACACCATTTGGACGTGGGACGGTGACACCGGCGCGTGGGTCGATACCCGCAAAGAGGTGGATCTGTCAGACTACCTGACGCAAAACCAGATCAGGCAGCTGCTTGAGCAGTACATGCCCCTTCGCCCCGCCACTGCTACCTTGCTGGGCGGCGTGAAGGTGGGCGACTATCTGGACATCGCCCCGGACGGCACCCTCAGCGGCAAGACCCTCAACGACAAGATCGCTGCCGCCGTGGCGGTAAAGTCGGAGCCCCGGCTGGTGTGGAGCGGAAAAACAACGATTGGGAGGAGAAAAACTCAGACAATTAACGTTCAGGACGGTGTAGATTACGTTAACCTCCGCATGGCCGGTGGCGCAGACGAATTTGATTTTAATCTTACCCCTGGTATGTCATATGAAACTGGCAGTTTTGGCGCGGGAAGTCTCACAGTCACAGTATTATTTTCGGCCGACAAAAAAAGGCTTGAGTGTACCCTTACCAATACGCTGAATACTGTACCGGTTGTATTCACCGGCTACCACTACCCCACCCTCGCGGACCTGCTGACCGAGACGCAGGCCGCGCAGGCGGACACGGATGCCCTGGCGGTAGATCATGAATACCGCGTCGCCATGCTGGAACTGGGGATGACCGACGACACCACCACTGACACCACCACATAAGGAGGTAAAAACTATGTTGTATCGTATCTGTAAACGCCTGATCGAGCGCGGCCAGACCGCTGGCCTTGCGGACAAGCTGGACGTGTTTTACGCCCTCGGCCGTATCACCGAGGCCGAGTACAAGGAGCTGATCGAGCTGCTGGCCAAGCAGAAGGCCGTCCATGGCGCTTAATGCCTACTCTTGGGCCCGGGAGGTTGATCGCAATAAACAACACATTTTTGACCGCACTTTTTAACTTTTTGAGCCGGTTCTTTGCCGCTTTGGCGGAAGAACAGGCAGAACAGGAGGACACGATGGCATTTGTGACCGAGTGGACGGGAGCACCGCCCTATCGCTACATCGACGTAAGCCGGTATCAGGGCAGCATTACACCGGAGGGCTGGAAGAAGGTCAAGGCCGCTGGCTATCAGGGCGTCATGCTCAAGACCGTCAGCACAAACCGCAGACTCTCCAAGCGGGCGGACGGCCTGTACATCGACCCGACCTTTGAAGCAAACTACCGCAATGCAAAGGCGGCAGGTCTGGCTGTGGGCGTGTATTACTACACCTACGCCACCAGCGAGGCAATGGCCGATGCAGAGCTTTCCCTGCTGGCTGACGCCCTGCGTGGCAAGACGCTGGAAATGCCTGTGTCAGTGGACGTGGAGGACAACAAATTCAGGGTTCTTGGCAAGCAGGCATTGACCGACCTGACAGCCTACGCCCTGAAAAAGGTGGAGGACATGGGCTTTTATGCCCAGCTCTATACCTACACCAGCTTTGCTAAAACGCGCCTGTATATGGGCGGTGCTGCCCTCAGTCCCTACGACGTGTGGCTGGCCGACTACACAGGAAAGACACCTGCCGTGACCTTTGCCTACAACACCCACCAGCACACCAGTAAGGGCAGCGTCCCTGGCATTTCCGGCCACGTTGACCTCAATGTGACCACACGCAACTATCCGAAAATCATCTGTAAGAAGGGCCTGACCCGTCTCCGGGAGGGCAAATGACCGAAAAAGAAGCTCTCCTGTGGGTGCTGGGCATCCTGGGCAGCCTGTGCGCTGCGGCCATCACCATCGACAAGGTGCTGGACATCATCCACAAGTACGTCAAAAAGGCACAGGAGCCGGACAACGCGCAGAATAAGCGAATGGATGCGTTCGACAAAAGACTTGGTGTGCTGGAACAGGGGCAGCTTCAACACACACAGGCCCTTGCAAGAGACCTGCGCCGCTTTGACGGCCTCGATGAAGAAATGCGTCTCGTACTCGTTGGCGTACAAAATCTTTTGGATTCGCAGCTGTCCGGCAACAACCGCGAAGGTATGCAAAAAAGCAAATCCGATATTAACAACTACCTACTGAAAGGAGTAACAAATCATGGAAGCAATGTTTAACTTTATCCCCACCCCTGTCGCCCTGGTTCTGATGGCCCTGGGCTTTATCTCCCTGGCAGTTGGTGCAATTCGCCTGGGCTATAAGCAGTATGTCAAGCAGTGGGCCCTGGAACTGGTGACCCTGGCAGAAAACAGCATCATGGGCAGCGGCCAGGGAGCCAAGAAAAAGGCACAGGTCTTTGCCGCACTGCGCGGCGCACTGCCGGACTGGCTGAAGCCTTTCATCACCGATGAAGTGCTGGACAGTGTGATCGAAAAGGCTGTCAGCATGATGAAAAAGGCACTGACGGAGAAGATGCCCACCATCAACAAGGAGTAAAGCATGATCGAGCTAAGCGTATCTCTCGCATCCAATGGCGTCGTCAAAGTGCCGGGCTATGAGCAGCTGGTGCGCTTTGGCTACACCAAGAACCGGGGCGTGTACCGCCTGCGCGTCGATGCAACCGGCGAGTGGGAAGGCCTGACCATCCGGGCGTTTTGGCATGTCCCTGGCGGCAAAGACCCGGCGTCCACGCTGGTGATTGACGGCTCTGTGGACGTGCCCGCCAGCGTGACCGCACAGCCCGGCAATGGCTGCATCACCTTTGAGGGCAGCGACGGCACAAAGACCGTCACCAGCGCAGACCTGCGGTATCGTGTCAGCGCCAACAGCGGCACAGAGGACGGCACAGAGCCGGAGCCGGGCACGCCTGCATGGCAGGAGCTGGTGGATGCCGTGCACACCGATGCCACCGCCGCAGAGCAGGCCAAGACCGATGCACAAACTGCCGCCAGTGAAGCCGCCACCAGTGCGGGCAATGCAGACCAGAGCGCTCAGGAAGCCGCTGGCAGCCTGCAGGAGCTCAAGGACGGCATTGCAAGCGGTGACTTCAAAGGCGAGAAAGGCGACCCCGGTCCCATCGGCCCGGTCGGCCCGCAGGGCGAGCGTGGACCTCAAGGCCCCACAGGCGCTACCGGAGCCACTGGTCCGCAGGGTGAGACTGGCCCTCGTGGCGAGCAGGGGCCGCAAGGCATTCAGGGTGATCGTGGTCCACAGGGCGAGCAGGGCCCGAAAGGAGACACCGGCGACACTGGACCACAGGGGCCACAGGGCCCAGTCGGCCCGGCAGGTGCAGACGGCAAAGATGCCCCACAAATTGATGACACCACCGTGACCGACTCTGCCCCGTGGAGCAGCAAGCACATCGTGGATATGCTCTGTCCGCCGCTGGAAGAGACCGGCAACCCTGTCGTTTGCTACCCTGTGTCAGGATATCCGCTGGGCTGTAAGGTGAGCTGGGAGCCGACGCAGGAAGGTACAGGCGACCCTAGCCCGGAGAATGTGCGGCCCATCAAGGGCAGGGATAGTGTGACGGTGACAAGGTGCGGGGAGAATCTGCTAAATCCGTCGCTGTTTCAAAATAATAAATATCAGAATTTCAATACAACAGCCAATTATTATGAGATATCAAATTCAAGTGATTATTGGATATCAGGCATTCAACCGTGCTCACCGAATACAACCTATCGCTTTAATAAAAGTGTAGAAGGCGGTTGCTTTTATGATGAAAAAAAGAATGTAATCGGTATCGTTGGATTTGATTTTACGTTTAAAACGCCAGCGAAATGCGCGTATTACTGTGTCAATTTTTCATCGGGGTCAACGCCCTATGGCACGCCAGTCATTGCAACAGCGAGTAAATCCACCGCCCCCACCACCTACGCACCCTACATCGGCCAAACCGCCACCTTGACCCTGCCTGAAACCATCTACGGCGGCACGGTGGACGCAGTGACGGGAGAGGGACTGGGGATGTGGAAGTTGTTGACGCTGGATGGAACGGAACCATGGAATGCCGTTGGGTCCGGTGATACTCTTTATTTTCAGTGCACATCAATTTCCATTGGAACAAGAGCGCTGTCCAGGGACGATTATTGCACAACGTTCCCTATTGCATCGGTTTCAGGTTCGAATACGGTACAAGGAGTAAACGGGTGGAAAACATCCCTATATCTGCGTTGGTCTACATTTGCAGACGTTGCCGCTTTGAAATCCTACCTCGCCGCCCAGTACGCCGCCGGAACCCCTGTGCAAGTCTGCTACAAGCTGGAAACGCCCACCCCTTTCACCGCAACCGGCGCACAGCCTATCCTAGCTCTGAGCGGCGTGAACACCGTGCTGACCGATGCAGACAGTGCAACCGTTATCGGCAGGGCAGACCCCATCAAACGCATTATTGACCTTGAGGACGCAGTAGCGTCCATGACAACGACATAAGGAGGACTGACTATGGCAATCAAAAGCAAAGCTCGCCATGACCTGACGTTACGCTCCATTAAGCGGGAAATTGCAGCAGGACGCGATGTTGCGTTCTGGCTGGATAAAGCATACATGCACTACGACAACGGATTGCTGACCGCAGATGACATCGCAGAGGTTGAAGCCCTTGCGCAGGCGTACTACGATGCGCTGGACGCTGAGGATGCGGCGAACGCCGAGGAAATTACGCAGTAAGGAGGATATCATGGCAAGCACTACATACGAGCATTTTGTTGACATCAACAAAATGTCCGCCGCACAAGAGCAATTTCGGCACATCACGAAAATGGTGACAAAATGTCACCGGTTCGCCGTGCTTGTCGATATGGTGCGCAACGCGGGACAGCTGCCGCAGCCTTTTTGGCTCGGTGCTGCCTGTGGCGGCGGCTCGTGTAGTGCTGCCCGCTGCACTGCAAGGACTTGACCGACAGCAGATGACCGCCGCCATCAAAAACGCACCGCTTGGGAGGGTAGACCGTAAGATAGCCTTACTGCGGTACGTTGAGCGGCTCCCGCTGCCGGACATTGCAGCACAGACACATTACAGCCGGACGGCGATAAGCTACCGGCTGAAAGGCATTGAAAAAATGCTGAATGCGTGATATAATATTTGTACCGTCCGAAGTAGCGTACACACACTTCGGAGAAATGTGTACAGAGAGCCAGCGGAAGAACGTTTACCCGCTGGCTTTTCTTTTTGCACGAATTGTGGTATAATAATCTCAACAAATCCTCCCGGCCTCTCGGAGAAGCGCATTAGGGTGGATATTTGCCAGCTAGCCCAGTGCTTTATCTGGGAATGAAAAAAGCGGTTGCCAGATAGGCGCCGACCAGTCTCCCGCCCGCCTACTTATAGTGCGTACCATGCGGGAGACGATTTTATATGAATTATGGCAAATAAAATATATCACTTTTTGTCCCGTGTCTTGTTCGCTTTGATTATTTTTGGGGCGACATCAAGCGTTCTAAAAACCGTCCTTCCGTTTTGGCATAGTGCATTTATAGGCGTGGTTTCATCGGTATATGCGTCTTTGCATTATACGCCATACGATTTATGATTTGAAAGGCTACGGCCTTTGTAGAGAGTGGCACTGCCTGTGGGCGGTTCCGCTCTTGATTTTAGACTTTGCCGTTTTGACGGTATAAAAATCCCCTGCTTTGCCGAAGACCTGCGCTCCACACGGGGTACTTTGTAGGCAAAGTGGGGGATTTTGTTTTATTCGCACTAGTTTTGTCAAAAGCATTGCCATATATTGGATAATGTGATATCTTAGCATTGCACTCCAATGTGTGCATCTTTACAGTTAAGCGCTCATGCAGATTTTTCCGTGTGGGCGCTTTTCTTTTTTTGTCCTTCGTTGTACCTTCGTTGTCTTTTGTTTTCTGCCGATGCAGTACACTGGATGCACAAGGAGGGATGCATTATGAGTTATTATCCGACACCCGGAACACCTTATGTTCCGCAACAGCCTGTTAATCCTTACGGCGGCATGGGCACAGTTGGGCTTGCCACCCCCCTGCCAAACACGCAGATGCAACAGGCGCAGCCGCAGCGTCCGCAGCCGATGAATGGGCAGCAGCCTGTTCAGCAGTCGGCACAGGACGGCGGTTGGCTGCTTGGCAGACCTGTTTCCAGCAGGGAAGAATTTCTGGCAATACCGTCTGACCTGTACGGCAGACCGACCTACTGCCCAGACTTGCGCAGTGGTGTGATCTACTGCAAGCGTCTCAACCCGGACACCTGCGAATCCTATGTGCAGGAGTTCTACAGCCCGGAAGCATGGCGGCAGATGCAAGCACAACAGGCACAGCAGACCGCTGCACCGACACAGCAGTATGTGCCCATTGAGCAGTACAACGCCCTCGTCCACCGTCTGGATGAGCTGGAAAAGTGGCAGAAGAGCTTCTCTAAGCCAGCTGCCGCAGCAAAGAAAGGAGAATAACAATGTCCTCTCCGTTTGATATGATTACTCACAGCCCTATTATGCAGCTGGCAAATCTGGCTCGTGCCGGGCAGAACCCGATGGGGCTTATCCAGCAGCTGGGTGGGCAGAGCGCACCCATCATGCAGGGCTTGAACCTGATTCAGGGCAAAAACGAAGCGCAGCTCCGAACGATGGCGCAGAACTTAGCCAAAGAGCGTGGCATCGATTTAAACCAGTTGGCAAGCGCCCTGAATCTGACGCTGCCCCGATAACGCATCCCTCTAAGCGAAACGCTTCTCAGTTTTGCGGACTTGACAAAAACCGCTTTTGTTTGGCTTCGCCCATCGCATACGGCGGTGGGATAGCATAACGCAAAACTGAAAGGAGTTTTGTTATGGACGATTTTGCAACTGGCTATCTGGCTGGGCAGGATGGTGGCAATAACAACGGTGGATTCTTCGGCAACGAAGGTCTGTGGGCGGTTATCATCCTCGCCATCATCTTCGGCTGGGGCACAAACGGCTATGGCCGGAACGGCGGTGACAACGGCATGAACAGCTACATCCCCTATCTGGTCGGCACTGGCGCAACTGGTCAGGGCGGTGCAGACACCCGCGCGGCTCTGTCTGAGGGCTTTTATCAGCAGGATACCTCCCGCTCTCTGGCGGGCATCCAGAGCGGTATCTGCTCTCTTGGCTATGATCAGCTGGCACAGATGAACGGCGTCAACACCAACATCGCAAACGGCTTTGCTGGTGTGAACAGCGCCATCTGTCAGCTTGGCTACCAGAACGCACAGCTCGTGAACGGTCTGGAACGCAGCGTGTCTAACGGCGACAACGCCATCAGCCTTGCCATCATGCAGGAGGGCAACGCACGGCAGGCGGGTCAGACCGCACTTGCCACGCAGCTGGCATCTTGCTGCTGCGAGAACAAGCAGCTGATCGGCGACCTGAAGTACACCATTGCACAGCAGGACTGCGCTACCCGTCAGGCTATCGCAGACAACGCCCGCGCCATCGTGGACAACTGCAACGCCAACTTCCGCAGCATGATGGACTACTTCACGCAGGATAAGATCGCTACTTTGACCGCTGAGAACCAGAGCCTGAAGTTCGCAGCTTCTCAGGATCGTCAGAATGCGCTTTTGACCACCGTGATGTCTCAGCAGACCGATACCATCCTGAATCGGGTCAATCCTCGTCCGATTCCCGCTTATCAGGTGGCAAACCCCAACGTGGGCGTGAACTGCTGCGGCTGCTGCTAACTCACACACTCCCCGATAACACCGGGTGAACCATCGGGGCAGGGGTAAGACACCTCTGCCCCTGATTTTTTAGGAGGAAAATATTATGGCTTGCAAAACAAGCTGCAAACTCTGCCCGCACCTCGTCATCTCGAATGCGGTGACGTTCGCCAACGATACGCTGACCATCAACATCCCTGCCGGCTCTTACGCAGCGGGAGAAAAATATTGTCTGGTCATTGCCCAGGCTTTGCCGGACACGACCACCATCAACGCCCCTGTGGTCATTACCATCGGTGCAGGTACGACCGCATACCCTCTGACCGACTGCAACTGCGCTCAGGCAACCGCTGAGAGCATCCACACTCGCACTCGTTATGCTACTCGTGTGGCAACGTCTGCGACCGGCACCGGAACGTTCAAATATCTGGGCTGCTTCTGCTGCTCTCACGCCGGTGCGCCTGCGTCTATTTCTTGAGGAGGTGTAGATTATGGGCAAGAACAATTTTCGCCGCATGATGATGCTCCGTGACCACGATAAAGACCGTGAGCCGGAACGTAACCGCCTTGAGGAAGAGCGTGACCGCAGGGAGCGTGAGATTGAACGCCGTCTGCGCAAGCTGGAAGGTGGCAACGACCGCTATCCCTACTATCCGCAGGAGGAAAACCGTTACACCGACCCCTACCCTATCCCCCGCTACCCTGACGTAGAGTATGGGCGCAAGATGCCGCAAATCGGCTTCTCGCAGAACGGCGACTGGGATAAACGGTCTGGCCAGTACGAACATGGCAGTGCAGACAGCCGCTCCATCAAGATGCCACGCCAGCACCTCACCCACGATGAAGCAGAGGAATGGTGTGATAGCATGGTCAACGCTGACGGTACGAAGGGCTGTCACTGGACGCTGGAACAGACACAGGATGTTGCGAAACAGCGCAATATCACCTGTGACCCGAACGATTTCTGGGCTGTCATGAACATGATGTACTCGGATTACTGTCAGGTCGCAAAGCGTCAGTCCGTTGACACTCCGGGCTTCTACGCTGACATGGCAAAGGCGTTCCTTGAGGACGCAGATGTCGCAGATGGCAAGGCATATCTCTACTGGGATTGCATTGCTGATAAGTAAAACAGAACCCCTGTGTAGCCGTTAAAAACTACACAGGGGGATTTTTTTATACGTTATATCCAAACGCTTTCATTATTTTTTCTTGCAGTTGTTTTGCTTTTTCTTTTGCTTCAGCTTCTCTTTCTTCTGGCGTTTGATTGTCCAATGGGAATCTTGGCCTTTTGGGAAGTTGTGCCGGTTTTGGCAAATTCGCCCAGTGTGTTACAATATCGTGTTCTGGTATTATTTTCCCTTCTTCCGTATACACGCTGTCGAACCATCCCTTCCTAATAAAATATGCGGCATTTACGTAGCTTTTCCCTGTATGCCCATTTTCAACGGAAATAAGATATTTTTCGCAAGTTTGTTCTGGTGGGAATCCTTCTTTCTTGATAGAGTGCCAAATTATACATCCAGTTTCAACATAATTGACATTTGTGACATCCGACCGTTCTTTAGCCCATTCTTCATACGCCAATGAATCTGTTTCGCTAGAATGTTCTACTTTCATCATATTCTTCCTTTCTCCCCTGTGCGATCGTTGCGACTACACAGGGGTTCTTCTATTTTAACTTTAGAACTTAGTTTTTATCGTTTTGCTTAATTTCTTCTTCAACCACAATGTACGGAATGTTCTCCAAAGATGATCTAAGCAACGCAATCACCGCTCTTCCAGATTTTCCGTCTGCCAGTTTTGATACATCTTTTAGCTTTTTTAAGACATCTTCTCGCTTCACATACTTACCCATTATGATTCTCCTTAAAAAACTCAGCTTTTATCGGATTAGAGATAATCCACAAAATATCCGTTATACTTAAATTCTTTCGCTGCTTTACTTGCTGCCATCAGTTTTTCACTAATGGATGCAACCTCGTCCGGTGTGTTTCTGATGCTTGGAAAACCTATAATCATTGTGATTGGGCTATCGATGCCATTGCCCTCACGATAGAATTGGATTCCCGTTCCGTAAAATTTTTCTCTAAGGTTTCTTTCTTCTTTTTCTAAATCACGATTTTTAATCACATTCATTGTAATCCCCCTAGAACTTAACTTTTATTGTCAATCCTCTAAGAAATCCTCCAACTCAATTTTCCCCTCTGCCGCTGCAACCGCCAGAGCGTACACGAACTGTCCAATCGTCATTCCGTGCCGTCTAGCTTCACGGTTGATGTACTTGCGTTCTTCCTCGCTCATAAGGATGGTAATGCGCTTGGAACGCTTGCCATCGCCGTTTGCAACGCCTTGATGCGATTCCGGCATCGGGATTTTTTTCTTTGTCAAGCCAGCTTCTGCTAGTGCGCCGGGAACATCACCTTGTTCGATAAGACGTTGAACTTCTTTCGCCTGTTTCAGCTTCTTTGGCTTGCTTTCGCTTACTACGGCCTTGTTCGGCTGTGTTTCGCTGTCTTTGGCTTGCTTCGGCTTAATACTGCTTAACTGTGCTTCATTAGGCTGTGCATGGCTGTCTGTGGCTTCACTTGGCTTAATTGGTGCTTGTTCGGCTTCGCTCGGCTTTGCTTGGCTTACTTCTTCTTCCTTTGGCTCACTTCGGCTTAATGGCTGTTCCGAAAAAATAGGCTGGAAATCAAAGCCACCAAGCAGACCAGAGGATTTTTTGCTGGTTGATTTCATTCTTCTTCCTCCCAATCTTCATCAAGGTCAGGAACGGTCGGCAACGGCATCCAGTGAGTTATATTATGCGGCTTTCCGTTTTTGTCCCGCCATTCCTTAGAATCTTCTTCATAGCCTACAATTTCTACATCATATTCGTCTTTGCTAAACCCGATAACGTATGGGTTTAGTTCATCTGGCATTTCATCTTCTGATTTCGCCCATTGATTATTTGCAAGTTCTTTCTGCCACTTTTTGCAATACTTTTCAGCTAGATACCACTGAGAATGAAACGCCATTTCTTTCTCTTTATCGGAAAGGTCATTAAATGAAAAACCAAAATTGATAACGTAGACTTGCTCCGTATCATCAACACAAGTTGCATTCAAAAGATGTGGGTACAAATCGCTCATTTTTCTTCCCCCTCCACAATCATCTGCGCCAACGCCTTAAAGTCCTCTGCGCTGGTGCTCTTTGCCGTGTCACCGCTAAACAGACTGTGCCGCTCTGCCTGTGCCTTGCGAACGCCCATAGACGGTCTAATCTTCACATCCAGCAGGGTTGTACCCATGCTCTGTGCAATCACAGGGAGCTGCTCCACGACCTCTTTGGACAGGTTCTCACGGCTCTTGTACTGGTTCAGAAGCAAACCTTCAATCTTCAAAGTCGGATTGAAGTATCTGCGAACATCGCCGATAGTCTGCGAAAGCTGGCTCAAACCAGCCAGTGCGTATCGGTCTGCTGTGATGGGGACAATGATGCTGTTGGCGGCGATCAGCGCGTTCACAAGCGCAAGACCAAGCTGCGGGGGAGTGTCCAGCACAATGTAATCGTACCGCCCGGACACGCTTTCAAGGGCTTCTCGCAACCGAAAGTTTTTGCCCATGTCCCGAACAAGCTGCTCGTCAATGTCCTTCAATGCGCTGTCGGACGGCAGAATGTCACCAGCTTCGCAGTGCTGGATTCCTTCCTCTACCGTGCCTTGCCGGGTCATCACATCAAACAGAGTGCATACGTCCTCTGTCTGTGCGCCGTAGGTGTCCGTTGCGTTGCACTGGGCATCGCAGTCTACCAGCAAGACTTTCTTGCCAAGCAACTGCAACGCACCAGTCAGACAGGTGCTTGTGGTGGTCTTTCCTGTGCCGCCCTTCTGGTTGGCTACCGCTATGATTTTTGCCATTTTTATTTGCTCCAATCCACAAAATATCCGTTATACTTAAATTCTTTTGCCGCTTTGCCAGCTTCGATTAAAATCTGCCCTACCTTAATGGCTTCATCAGGTTCTTTTTCGCTGCATCCACGCGGAGAAACAATCAAATGAATCGGACTTATCACGCCATCGCCGCGATGAAAAAACATAACCACTTCATTATCAAAATTTTTATTTAGTTCGAGTTCCGCTTTATTCAGAACGGAGTATGGAACTTTTGCCATTTTATCACTCTTTCTTTATTCGCATATCGGCATTTCTGCCCACGCTTCCACTCTTGCAATAAAGCAAGCACACGAAGAAATGTTCAACCTCTGAAACGATGTGTTTACAAACTCGCCTTTTTCAATAAACGCTGCGACTGTGTTTGTTGCCGTTATAGATTCATCTTTCAGATAGGCCGTTTTTACCGAACACAAGAACCGACCTTTCGTTCTTTCAATGATTTCTGGTGTTGGCATCCCATCATTTTTAACGGAATACCACACAATTTCCTGCTTCTTCATACCGCTCCTCTCTGCTTTATCTGCCCACTGTGCTCATTCTGCATAATGTGCTGTATCTGACTACTTTTGCAATGCGTCAATCTCATAGAAAGCCGGAAGATACTCTTCAATCGCACCGTCTTTCTTCAAGCTACCAATCAGATACCGCTTCGGGTAATCAGGCCAAGGGTCACGGTTGGCTGAAAGAATATCTGCACACGCAGCCTTTACAATGTCGTAGACTGCATCTCTCCGCTTTGGTAGCTTGATAGATGGATGCTCTTCCATCATCTTTACCTCAACTACCTTCGCAACCTCGATACACTCTTGAACCGACAGCGCATCGCACACAGACCAGTCGTACCCTTCGTATCCGCTTGTGCTGGGCTTTCTGGCTTCTTTTTTGATTTCCGGCTTGGAATTAGTCGTCTCACAATCAACCTCGCTAGAATCGGCATCTATGACGGGCTGCTTGGATTTGTACCCAAATCGGAACTCAACCGCTACGACCTTTCGCCCTGTGCAAATCTTCTCAAAGTCAACGACGATGTCTGAAACATTGCTGATCTCTTCCACTGCTGGTTCAAGAACTCTGCGGCGTAAAGCCCGGAAGTCGTCATAACTTGCGTCGTTTGCTCCCAAGTGGTCACGCAGCTGCTTCAGCCCAATCTTGTTCGATGTCAAAGATCGATTCATCCAATCCCGAATCATGCTGTACATCAGAATAGATGCTTGCTGTTTCATCCCAATCGTATAGCGCAGACGGTATTTGACATAGCCGCTTCTTGCAATGTCGAAAAACACAGGTCGCAAGTCAGGATTACAGTTGATTGAAACGTCATAGGACAAGGATTCTCGATTGAACTTAACCTCTGCCTTTGTGAACAGCGGATACATCACATATTCTGTTCCATCTGCATTCAACGGCACTGAAACCACGTTCCCTAAGAAGTGCTTAACCTGTGATTTAAGGTTCTTCGAGTTGAGTTTTAAATCCAACAACTTGCAATATTCAGCCAGCGTAAACGAAACGTTAGAACTTTCCGGGTCTCTCGGATTGATACGGCTCAGATAGACCTCAAGTAGCCGAAGCTCGCCTGCTGTGTAGTCTGTAAACTTCGCCCAAACCAATGCCTTGCTCTTTTCGACAAGGTTGTTTCCTGTCAATTCTGGCATTGCATCACCTCATTTCTTCTACCCTATTATACCACTGTATCGTGTACACGTCAATGATTCTGTACACAATTATTTTTTCAACAATCGACTTCCACATTCTGTACACTATACTCCACTTTTTGTACACGATACTCTCCACTTCTTGTACACGTTCTTCCACATTCTGTACACAATGCTCCACTTTTTGTACACGTTCTTACTATATATATAAACAAGAGATAAACAAGAGATAAATAATAATCATCAAATAGTGACGACGATACATTTTCAACAATTTCTTCTCTTCAACGGGCAGATTGTGGAAAACGACAACTTCTTTTGCTGAATAAAAAACGTCCATCAAGCCCTACAATCTACCTGACGGTTCTATCGTGTACAGAAAATGGAGTGCAATCACACCAATAGGGGACGAATTGACAAGTCACGCTTTGGTAAACGAAAATTTCACGTAAGTTCGTTAATTACATCCGCAAAAATCCACCATTTACGATTTTATGGGGGACAAAATGACAACCTAAAACTATATTTATAACAGGCCTATTGTGTACAAAAAGTGGAGCACGTCCCCCTGTATACCGCAAAAACTGCGATAATTCGACAATCAGCCAGTTATATTATTTGGGTTCACGGTATAAGAATCGTTGGACTTCATAGCAGCTTCCGTTCCAGCATCCTGTGCCTGATAAAGAATCTCCATCTTTGGGGCGGTACCGTTCGGGTCTGGGTCTGTTCTGGTGGCCTGTGCCATCTTATAGCTACCAGACACCATCCGGCAGACAGCAACTCTGTCCTTCAACGGCGTGTGGAGGTTTGCCAGGATTTCCGTCAGTACACCGATGTGGTCTGAGCCGTGATCTCCGTACCTGATATACAGCAAGGCATCTATCTCATAGGAGGAGCACTCCATCATAGCATCTATGAGAATCCGCCGTTTCTCCAGATCGGAAAGGCCGTCTTCCAAGTGTTCCAGCAGCCCTGGATGAATGCAAGCGTCCATGTATCGAGCCACCGATACGCCGCAGCAGGTGAACCAGCGCATAGCCATCGGCAGGGAGATGGCTGCCAGACCTTGCTCCCAATTGGCGACCGTGCCACGATTCACGCCCATTTTTGCCGCCAATTTCTGCTGGCTCAAGCCGGAACGCATTCGAGCTATCTCTAATGCCTTGGCTGTTCTTACTAAATATTCATCCATAAATTCTCGCCCTTTCAACAAAATCCGGCAAAACTGCCGGGTTCGACAAGCCAAAAAATGGAAAAAGCTGCTATGGAGAACCAACAGCAGCCTGTGTTATAACTGTACCATCGAAAAAAACAATCAAAACAGGAGGTAACAATATGATTATCATTGACGGAATGCCCGCATCTGAACCGAACGAAAACAAAACGCCGAAACCGTGGGAGGAAAGCTGATGAACCGAACCGTAGATGCTCTGATTATTCCATACGCCCGCAGACGGACGCTGGAGCTTGTCCTGAGCCTTTCTGGGTACGAGGCTGATAAAGATGCTTACATCGAAGCAAAAGGCATCCTGGAACGTGCCGTAGCCGCCTTAGACGATGGACGCGACCCGGCAGACAACATCGAACGCATTGATGGACAGCTTGTAGAGCTGTGATTGGAGGAAAGATGGATAGGCGTTGCCCCTTTTGACTTGAACACTCGTGGCTTCCCCGAAAAAAACTAAAAAAGCAAGAAAGTTGTTAAAATGGTATTGACTACACAACTGAAAGATGTATAATCATATCAAATGAACACCAGAGATTGCCGATCGGGAGGATATGCCACAATGAGTGAACAGGAAAGAGCCAAGATTGACCGATTTATTGCATGGCTGCTGGAACACCCTGAAAAGATTCCGGCAGCTAAAGAAATAATAACTAACGCATGACAAAACCCCTTGCGCATAAGGCTACCGAAAGCCCGGCGCAAGGGGTTTTATTTGTACCGGGTCAATCCTTACAGACTTTCATCAGCTTTAAGAACCGGCTAGAATCGGAATTTACAGTTTCGCTTCCGTGATGCCCATCTTCATACGTCACATAAAACGTGACGCTGGTTTTAGATTTTGCGGATGCTGCACCGTAAACAGCACCGGGCAAACCGGCAATTGAACCGCCAACAGCGGAACGGAGTGCGGCGCTTCCGGCCTTCTTGCTTTCACCAGAGCATACAATCTTTGCGGACACAGGCGTTTCGTACATTTTTGTTTTGAGCTTTTCTCTTTCAAGAAACATATCGTACCCGCGTTTACCTTTTATCAACATCATAGCCCCAATGGCTGCAACGATTAAAAAGGCGGTTGAAGAATACACAAGGAAAATAAATGAAGCAACCAAGAAAAGCACACCGAAGGCAAATGAAAACCTATCACCCATGTGAGAACTTTTGTCGTTCAGCAGTTCTTCTTTGCTAAATTTCTTTTTGCCCACGCCGTCACCTCACATAGTCCTGATAAGCTTCATCAAAGCTTCACGCTTTTCTTTCGGCATCTCTACTAGCTTCTGCTCAATCCATTTAATATCCGCGTCAACTTCGCTTTGCGGCTGCTGGGGCGGGTTTTCTTTTTGGTTGCCAGAAACCAATGTATCCACGCTTGTTCCGAAATAAGAAGCTATCTTGTCAAGCGTCTCATATTTCAGGGTCTGCTTTCTACCGTTTTTCAAATCGGTCAAAGACCCACGGCTTGCGCCCGATTCCTTGCACATGGTGGTCACATTTACTCCACGCTGCTTGCAGAGTTTTTCAATATTTTCGTACAAGTTTGCCATAATTCCAGTCCTCGCATTGTAAGGTTTGCTGAAATTACGCGAACGCTTAAAAAAAGCCTTGCATTTTACGCGAAAGCGTATTATACTAAGACCGTACCGCGAAGGCGTAATGAATGATTTCTAGCAACTTCATTATATTACACTTATGCGTAAAAATCAATAGCCGGAGGTGAAATAATGGCTGAAAAAAAACCTCTGTGTGACTTTGGCAAACAAATCGAGATTGCTCTTATCCAAAAAGACAAGACCAATGACTGGTTGATTGAAAAAGTCAAGGAGGACACCGGACGATATTTTGACCGTTCTTACCTTTTCAAGGTTAAGACAGGGAAGCTGGAAACACCCGGCATCAAGAAAAGCATCTGCCGGATTTTGAATATTCAGGATTCGGGAGTGTAAGAAGGGAGAGAAAAAATGGCAAACATTCAAGTTTTTGAATATCAGAACAGCAAAGTTCGCACGGTTGATATGGACGGCAAAGCATGGTTCGTTCTGAAAGACGTGTGCGCTGTGCTTGGTATTAGCAATAACCGCATGGCTGCTGACCGATTAGATGATGACGAAAAGGGTGTCAGTCTGATTGACACCCTTGGCGGCAAACAGGAAATGGTAATCGTCAACGAAAGCGGCCTGTACCATGTCATTCTTCGCAGCGACAAACCGGAAGCGGCTCCGTTCCGCAGATGGGTCACAAACGATGTGCTTCCTGCAATCCGTAAGACCGGAAGCTACAACGCACCGCAGCTTACCCGGTCGCAGCTTCTTGCAACTGCACTGATCGCAGCGCATGAGGAGCTGGAGGAGAAAGACAAGCGGATTGCAGAGCTGACACCGGATGCGGAGTTCGCTCGAGCTGTGTGCATTGCGGACAACTGCCGGACAGCCACCAGCATTGCAAAGGACTACGGTCTGACTACTGAAAAGCTGAACAAGCTGCTTTACAGCCAGCGAGTCCAGTACAAAGACAGCGACGGTCAGTGGGTGCTGTACAAACCCTATCAGGGCAAGGGCTACACCAAGAATCGAAAAGGCAAAGCCATTCAGCGCTCCAACGGCAAGACTTATATCCCGAACACGACGGTTTGGACGGTCGAGGGTGAAAAACTCATCCATGAGCAGCTCAAGAAGCTGGGCATCACGCCGAGAATCGAGACCAGGGCTGTTGCAGAACAGCAAGACTTCGGAGGATGGGAGGACTGAACATGGAGCAGATTATCACCTTGAAAGTAGACCTTGAATACCCGGAAGAAGCGCACCACGCCATTGACGAGGCGGTCAAGGTCTATGAAGCGGACAAGCTGAAGTGGACAGAAGGAGAACTCATCGAAGCAAAGCTTATGGCAATGCGTATTATGAACCGACTGTGTTTGGATGGGTATAGCATCGAATGGTGCAGAGTCACGGAAGCGTATGACTACAAGGCAGTTTCTGTTTGGCTTAGTAAACCGGATAATGAAAGCTTTAAGAGAAATGCAACGTGCTGCATCCCTTCTGCTTCTTTTGATATTTGGGTTGCCAAATGTGTCTGCCTGTGTCGGACTACCGGCAGGGATGTGCCTGCGTTCATCACCAAAAAGGCTGGTGAGTGCTGGTGATGGAATTTCGCAAAGCGCAAAGCCACAAGCGCAGACTGAAGCTGGCAATGGCTGCTGGCGTGTCAAGAAACGATGCCAACAAGGTGCTGTGGATGGAGAAATCCATCAACCAGTGCTTTGAACGTCACAATCGGGAATCCAGACTGAAAGAGGAGATGCAGCGTGGAAGAAAAGTACTGTGAGCGTTGCGGCCTGTATCTTGGCGTTGTCAGACCGACAAAAAAGTACTGTTCAGAATGCAAGCGCAAGGTTGACAAAGAGCGTGACAGGAAACGCAAGAAGGCAGCGCACAAACCGGAAAAGACGTTTCCGTCCATCGGAGAAGTACAAGCCCTTGCGGACAAACTGGGCAAGCATTACGGCGAAGTGTCACAGATGCTCGCAACAGGGGAGTTGACCTATGAACGGTAAATATTACGGTCAGCTGGAAATCCGCTGGCACAGCCGGGAGAAAGACCGACTAAGACACATCGAGAAAGAAAGAGTGAACAAAAATGAAAAAAATCAAAGTCAGAATCACATTCATCGAAGCAGTTCTCGGCACTTGGCCTAGCAACCAGAACATCGCGCGAGAGTTCATCGCCAGCAAGTCCCCTGATGCAAACACCATCGAGGATGAGGTGGCAGCTCTGGGCGCTGATGCCGTAGCAGACAAGGGCATGACCGTGTTCCCTCGCAATGAGAACGGCGAACCCATCCTGTATGACTATCAGATCAAGGGCTTCTTCAAGGATTCTTGCGGTATGCTGGGGCGTATCGGTGGCAAGACCGAAATCGGCAAGAAGAAAGCCGTCAACGAATCCGGCAAGCTGACAGCCTACAAGAAGGTCATTGATGGTCTGATTTTCATTCAGCCCCGCATGATTCCCATTCATGTGAACGGCGAGATTACCGAGTGCTAGCGCCCGCTTCGCGCACAGACCGCGCAGGGCGAGCGCGTCAGTCTTGCCAACAGCGAGCAGATTCCAGCTGGTTCGACCTGCGAGTTCGAGGTCATGCTGCTGGACGATTCTCACGAGAAGGTCGTGCGTGAATGGCTGGACTACGGTGCTCTGCGTGGTATCGGCCAGTGGCGAAACAGCTCTAAAGGACGCTTTGCTTACGAAATCCTCAATTAACCGCTATGGCAAGGCAACGCCGCGATAGGATTAGCAAAGGCAATGCGCTGATTTGACGAGCAATGGAATGGCAAGGAAAAGATTGGAAAAGCAATGGCTATGTATGCAAGGCGTGGCTTTGATAAGCAACGGCAAAGCGAAACATCGATGCGAGCAGCGAAGGCGTTGAGAGGCGGTGCATCGCAAAGGCTAAGAGATGCAATGAGTGGAATTGATAAGCAAAGGAAATGCATCGCAAAACGTAGCGAAGGAATTGCATAGACCAGCTATGGCATGGAAAGGGGATAGAAATGAAAGTACTTGTAGAAATTATTTTGATATGGAGTGTTGCTCTTGCAGTAGTGTTGGCAGCATTCCTTTTGAACCTGTGGCTTGTGCACCTCGTTGAATTGCTGGTCGGTGCAAAAGGCACATGGGGAATCATCGTAGCGGCTGCCGTAATGGCAACTGGATGGATTTTTAATTTTGGAAACAAAAAGGAGAGCCGATGAAAACATTGAAAGGGACGACGCTGTCCGTGATCGGTCTGGTTGCGGCAATCACAGCAGTTGGCTGCGGTGATGCGATTCAAGGATGCCAGACCACAGCGCAGATGCTTGGCTGGGTGATTGTGTCCTGCGGGCTTCTCGCAACGGCCATTGTCCTGTGCGCACTGGCAGTCAGCGCCGAGGAAGACGAACGCAGCGAGCAAGAATGCCGCAAAATCAAGCGGGTAGCCCACCACACCAACGAGTGGAGGGATGCACGATGAAATGCCCGATGTGCGGTAGTGACAACATTACAACGGTTGACAGCCGGTCTGACCACGACAGCATCGTTCGCAGAAAAAAGTGTCTTGTTTGTAACCATCGGTGGTCTACTATCGAAATTGACAAAGACCAGTGGTACAGTGCACTGCAAATCAAAGAGGAACGTAAGAGAGGGCGACCAAAAGATGATTAACCTTGACAGATTCGGTGGTGTGACCGAGCCGGAGGACGGCGTGTATTTTATGACCAACGAGCAGATGGCAGAAGCCAAAGAAGCAGACCGTCTGGCTGAAATCGAGGACTTGCAGTCTGAAATCGAGGACAGGGAAGCGGAGTTGAAAGACCTCCGTGCACAGTTGGCAGAACTGATGGCTGGTTGATTTCTGTACAGTCGTATTAAGCCAAAGTAAAAACAATGAAGCCTAATGAAGCCGAAGAAAGGAAAGAAAATGAGCAAATACAAGAAAGAAATTAAGCACTGCGAAAAGTGCAATAAGCCTTTTTCAGTGTTCCCGAACAGCACAGAAACTCTTTGCACAAGTTGCAAAAGGGACAATTTGGAGGAAACGCTTCGCAGAAACGGTCATGCACCGCAGCATATGCTTGTCAGGAGACCTTATGACGGAATCGAGGAAGCGTTTGCTGTCGAAGATGCCGCAAGAAGAGCTTCCTGGGGCTGGGACACGAGCGTTCAGAAAATTTGCCGTGATTGCGGAAAGCCTTTTGAAATCACCCGTGCAGAACGCATTTTCTTTGAATCGCATAACATGGCATTGCCTAAGCGTTGCCCGGCTTGCCGTAAAGCGAGAAAAGAAGCGAGGAAGGAAAATAATTGATGGACAACAGCAAAATCCATGAAGCTCTGATGGCTGTTCAATCAGAGCTGAAAGCCCCGAAGGGGCAGATGAACAAGTTCGGTGGTTACAAGTACCGCTCGTGCGAGGACATTCTCGAAGCGGTCAAGCCAATCTTGAAAGCGCATAGCCTTGTGCTGCGGCTTTCCGACAAGCCTGTTATCGTTGACAGTTGGCACTACATCGAAGCCACTGCAACAGTTGAATCGCAGGATGGAGCCACCTATACGGTGACTGCATACGCTCGTGAGCCTGAGTTTAAGAAGGGCATGGACGATTCGCAGATTACCGGCACTGCAAGCAGCTACGCTAGAAAGTACGCTCTGAACGGTCTGTTCTGCATTGACGATACGAAGGACGCTGACACGGACAAGTACCAGAAGCAGACCACAAGCAGAGCCAGCAAGCCTGTGCAGAAGCAACCGGAATCGGAAACCATTCCCCCATGCGCTTGCTGCGGAAAGCAGTTGCAGCCTATTCAGTACAACAACCGCACCGTCACTCCGCTGGAAACTGCAAGAAGCACAAAAAAACGCTTTGGGCGCGTCCTGTGTTGGGATTGTGCTCAGAAACAGCCGAAGGAGGGCTAAACAATGCTTAACTCTATCGCAATTCAGGGGCGTCTGGTTCACACGCCAGAAGCTAAAGTTACGAAGTCTGGAAAGGATGTTTGCACGTTCAGCATTGCTTGCGACCGTCAGAGTGGCGGTCAGAAGGAAACCGATTTCTTTAACTGCACCGCATTTGGTAACACGGCGCTGTTTGTTTCCAAGTGGTTCCAGAAGGGTAGCCTGATTCTGGTGACTGGTAGCATCCAGACCCGGAAGTATACCGACAAGCAGGGGAACAACCGCACCGCAACGGAAATTATGGCGAACAAGGTTGACTTTTGCGGCGGCAAATCGGACAGCAAACCCGCTGATCGGGCGCAGGATGCACCGCAGAACTACTCTCAAGGCAACGCAGATGACTTCTCTGTGATTGACGATGATGGTTCGTTGCCCTTCTGATTGGAGATGCGCATGAATCGGGAAGAAAAAACGCATTGGACGCAAGATAAAATCTTGCTGTATGTGAAAGCCTGTATGTCTGCCACTGGTTTAACCAGAATGCCATCAAGAAGTGAATTGAGCGAGTATTACGGAAACGACAAGTTGACAAATGCAATTCGCCGTTTTCCGGGTGGCTATTACAAAATAGCTGAAATCCTTAATATCGAAATGAAAGAAAGCGAAACGCAATTCGGAAAGTATGGCGAAGACCTTGCTACAAAACTGCTGGAAGAACATGGATTTGCGGTTGAGCGAATGTCAACTAGATACGCCTATGACCTTTATGTTAATGGTAGCGTTAAGGTTGATGTGAAAACGGCAAGGCCGAGCAGAGCAAATAAGAGTTTTTGCTATTCGTTTAATCTTGAAAAACGATTCCCTACTTGCGATGTTTATTTTCTGATTGCAAAAAACGAAGAGAAGGAAAGCATTTATATAGTTCCTGCTTCCATCAACCAGACGCAGATTGGTCTTGGAACTGGAACGACTGTGTACAGCAAATATCAAGACCGATATGACATTATCACTGATATGAGCAAGGCTTTCGCTTCGGCAAAGTCCTGATCTCCTACCTTATATAAGAGCTGTGCTATCTGGCTGAACGGGCGTTTGGAAAGATGAAACACTTGGGCGACATTACAAAGATTCACGGCGACAAGATAGAGCCTGTGGACTGCATCACATTCGGCAGTCCGTGCCAGGGCTTGTCTATGGCGGGGAAAAGGCTTGGATTTGACGACAACCGTTCCGTGCTGTTTTTGGATGCCGCAAGAATCATCAAGGAAATGAGGACAGCAACCAATGGAATGTATCCAACTTTCGCTGTTTGGGAAAACGTACCCGGAGCGTTCAGTTCCAACGGAGGAAAAGATTTCAGAGCCGTGCTGGAAGAACTTGCCCGCGTGGAACAGCCAGACGTTTCAATTCCTCGACCTTCGGGTAGGGGGGGCAGATGGAGCAAAGCTGGAGCAATCGCCGGAAACGGATGGTCTTTGGCATGGCGACAGCTTGACGCTCAATATTGGGGAGTCCCCCAAAGAAGAAAGCGTATCGCTCTTGTCGTGGATTTTGGAGGACAACGTGCCGCAGAAATACTATTTGAGCACACGAGCCTGTCAGGGAATCCTGACGAGAGCATCCAGGCGTGGGAAGCCTTTGCCCGAAATCCTGAAACAAGCATTACTGGATATGATCGAGTAGTGGAATCCGGGAACTCTGTCACAGGTGATGCAGAAAGTGAAGGAACAGGAAGGTCTGGAGGAAAAGGAACTGGACGAGTATTGGAATCAGACCATCGAGAGACTTCGACTCGATGCACAGAACCCGTAGCCTACACTCTAAAAATCCGTTCTGGATGTGAGGGTGGCGGCAAAGGCGCACTGGTGCAAACCGAAAAGAGCGCAACGCTTTCTACACTGCAAGACCAGACGTTGTTTCAGCCTGTTGTTTATGATGCTCGTGGAAACGGCGATGGAAAAATCGTACCGACCATTACAGGCGACCACGAAAACAGAATCACAGATTACACGGCCAATGCAATCGAACGCAAGACCTTCAACGAACAGTCGTTCAGCAGCTACAAGGAAAGTGATAAATGTTCAACCTTGAAAGCGAAAGCAGGGAACATCGGCAATGGCAGCGAATGCCTGATTGCAGAGAAAGCTATCCGTTGGATTGTTCGCCGCTTAACCCCTGTTGAATGTGAACGGCTACAAGGATTTCCTGACAATTACACCAACATTGGTAACTGGACGGATAGCAAAGGAAAGAAGCACAAATACGCTGACGGCCCAAGATACAAGGCTCTGGGCAATTCAATCGCCCTGCCGCAGTGGTTCTGGTTGGTGCAGAAGATGCGTCCTTACCTGAAAGAAAATCCTACGCTGGGCAGTTTGTTCGATGGTCTGGGCGGTTTCCCTCTGGTCTGGCAAAGAGCATACGGCGAGGGAACTGCGCGCTGGGCAAGTGAAATCGAAGAGTTCCCAATGGCTGTAACAAAAAGGAGATTCGGCGAAGAATGATTACTTGTTGCAAAGACTGCACATCGCGCCACCAAGCCTGCCACGACACCTGCGAAAAGTACAAGGCAGAGAAGAAAGACTTCGAGGAACGCAAGGCATTCGTGTATGAGCTGAACCACAGCCATAGCGTGTACCACCGTGATTATGAGGACAAGCACCGGGAAAAAGGCAAGAAACGGTTTCTCGGAAGTGAATTTAGAGGTGAACGCTAAATGGGAGCTTTTATTGCAAGACAGCCTAATGGTTTGCTGTGCCGGTTTTCTTCGGTGGTCGATTGTGTCACTGATTACAACATGACCGAAGAAGAATATATCGAGATGTGTGCTGAAAAGGCACGAAAAGAAGCACGAGATGTTCTTGACCATTATATTAAGCCGTTTGAGATGGTTGATAGGTGTTTCTTTCCGAGCAACATGACTACTGAAGAACACAAGCGAATCATGAAGGAAATGGAAAAACCAACTGACAAAGCAACTCATATTCCGTGAATTTAGAGGTGAATGAGGATGAATGAATGGAAAGATATAGTGAAAAATCCGCCTCACAAATGGGACGGGGATTCGATGGGAAACATTTTGGTTTGGTATAGCAATACGGAACGTGCAGGAATTGTGAATATGACCCTTGCGGAGTCGTTTCCTGACAATATGCCGTTCTGGATGCCACTCCCCAAACGACCAAAGGACAACGAATGAACACCGGCAAGCAATTTGAAGCAGACTTCAAAGCATCCGTCCCATCCGATGCGTGGTGCTACCGCCTGAAAGACAGTGCTGCCACCTACTACGGCGGCAACGAGAACCTGTCGTTTTCCATCGACAACATCTGCGACTTCCTTGTGTACCGATACCCGATGAACCACCTGTTTGAACTGAAAACCATAGAAACGCCCTCTATCCCTCTGGAAAAAGTGTTCGGCAAGTACGACAAGGCAAAGTGCAAGTACCGCAAGGAAAAGCATATCACAGACATGGTGGAAGCAATGGGGTACGGCGGTCAGACCGCCCATGTGATAGTGAATTACAGGGCAGTCAACCGCACCTTTGCAATCCCTGCAAGCAAGGTTCTGGCGTTCCGTTACAACGAGAGCCGCAAGAGCATCCCTTGGCAGTGGGCAGAGCAAAAGGGGATAGAGGTCAAAGCAAAAAGGCTGCGTGTCCATTGGCGGTATGACGTGGATGGGCTACTAAAGAGATTGGAGGAAAGCCAAGCATGACAATGAAATGCGATAGATGTGGCAATACGTTTGTATGGTACGACAATACCATGACAATCGGAGCATCCGAAACAAGCGAACAATGGAAAGGCTGCGGAAACGCAGTACAGAAGGTTGTGATTGACCACAGTTATGTTCCTCTTGACTGGTACAAGCAAAGTGATATGGAACCTATTGCTCTTTGCCCCTCTTGCATGGCAAAGCTGAACGACTGGCTGAAAGGAGAACAGAGGTGAGCAGTCGAATGAATAAGCATAGAAACCGCCCATCGTCTGGCAAACAGGCGATGTCAACCAACCTCCGCAAAATCGCACGGCAAAACCAGTTGTACGGCTTCCGCATGGCTTTGGATGGAATCGCCGCCACATGGGGCGCACTGATTCAGAACCTTCGGTGCGATGCAGACCTGACCGATGAGCAGGTTCAGAAAATCATCCGCATTGGCGACCGTTATTGGGAGATGGTCGGCAAGTTCAAAGAAGAAGACATGACCCCTGACGAGTTTGCAGATTACATCACAGCAAAGTCAGAACAGGTCGAAAAAGAGCTGAGAGAAAGGTGGAGCTGATGGACAAGGAACAGCTTGCTATCGCACGGTTGCAGGACGCTGCAAGGCTTTCCGAGCATCGGTACAAGAAACCGCTCATGGTCACATACTCTGGCGGCAAGGATTCACAGGTGCTTGTGGCGCTGGCTGAACGTGCAGGAATCAACTTTGAGGTGGTCAACAGCCATACCACAGCAGATGCGCCGGAGACGGTCTATTTCATTCGTGAGCAGTTCAAGGCGATGGAAGAGCGTGGAATAAAATGCTCCATCGTCATGCCCCGCTACAAGGACAAGCCCGTGTCCATGTGGACACTGATTCCGCAAATCATGGTTCCACCAACGAGGTTTATGCGTTACTGTTGTTCTGTGTTGAAGGAAACATCTGGTAAAAATCGCTTTATTGCAACTGGCGTTCGTTGGGCTGAGTCGACATCGAGAAAAAACAATCGTGGGATTATGGAGTTTAACCATCGTAACAAAGAAAAAAGAATTACGATGATGGGCGACAACGATGAAAAGCGGCAACTGTTCGAGACCTGCAATCTTAAGGGCAAGATGACTGTCAACCCTATCGTGGACTGGTCTGACGATGATGTGTGGGATTACACGCACAGCGAACACCTGCCTGTTAATCCGCTGTATTGCGAAGGGCAGAAACGTGTTGGCTGCATCGGCTGTCCTATGGCCGGTAGGGGGGCAGACAGCGCGAGTTTATTCGCTGGCCTGCTTACGAGAAAATGTACATCTCAGCGTTTGAAAGAATGTTGAAAGCTCGTAAAAAGAGAAATCTTGAATCTGAAGGAAAGAAATTTGCGACAGACGACTGGCAGACCGGCATGGACGTTTTTCGCTGGTGGATGGAAGATGACAACATCAGTGGTCAGTTGAGCATGGACGATTTGATGGAGGATAACGATGTTTGAATTTGCAACTCGCTGGCTGGTCTGCCTAGTCCTGCTGGCGGTGGTGGTTCAGTCCGAACGGACAATCAAAAACGTGGCAGATAACCTGTTTGAAGAACGACAGGCAATGCTCGTCTGGCTGTTCATCAACGTGTGTCTGGCCGTTTGTACGGCTGTTGTGATGGTGTGGAAATGATGGATAACGAACTTTACTGCCCGATGAAAATGACCAGCAATCCTCTTGGTCGGTGCGTCTGCGAGAAAGAAAAGTGCGCATGGTGGCTACAGTTAGACAACTGCTGCTCCGTCTGGTGGATTGCGGGGACGCTGGACGACATCGAAAAAAAGATGAAGAGGTGAGAGTGTGAAACTGGTTGATGTTGAGCCAATTATTGCGGCTTGGAAAACTGTTGGCGTTGACAAAAAGAATGAAGCAAAGCCATTTTTGGATAGCAAAAACTTCATCGTATACATACAAGGACAAATCAGAAGCAGCATTGGAGATGTGTTTTTAGATTTAGCCAACGTATTGGAAAAATCTGAGCCCGTCAATATATGGTTTGATGCCAAGAAAGTTTTACCCGAAAAAGACAAAGAAGTTCTCGTAAAAAGAGAAAAGTTCGGCATTGAAATTGCATTTTTATCTTATGACGGATTATGGCAAGAGCGCGACGAGTACATTGTATTTGGAGATGTAACTCATTGGGCGTATCTTCCTGAACCACCAAAGGAGGCCTGATACATGGCAACGACAGAAATGAACAAGTTGGACGCCGCCCTTACTGAGATGGGCATCGAACACACCTACGATCACGAATACAGGGGCGGAGAGCAGATTGTTGTGACGGAAAGTGGCAAGTACCGATGGGACGCAATCTGTACGCCGGATTCCTATGGATGGAACGAAGGACTGCTGGAAGTGATGGGCAAACCCCTGCTTGGTCATGGTGGCGTGATGGGCTACCGCACCGCAGAAGATATTTTGAAAATGCTGAAAGGGAGCGAAACTCATGCCAAGCCATGAGGAATATGTGTGGTTCAAAGAGCATGGTATCTGTCCTGTGTGCGGGCACGCAAAGGCTGCACCCGGCAGAGTGTCGTGTGATTCGTGCATTGAGAAGCATCGTGAAGCTGACAGAATCAGGAATAAGAGCAAGGATAGGGCACAGGCGAACTCCTACCAGAAAGAACGCAGAGAACGGTTAAAATCCAAGGGGATGTGTTTTCGATGCGGTAAACGTAAAGCTGAAAGCGGGAAAACAATGTGCTCGGAATGCGCCATAAAATACCGTACATGGAACAGAGAATGGTATTCAAAACGTTCTCGTCATTTTAGGGAGACTGGTCAATGCCAATGGTGCGATAACATGGCGATTCCGGGGAAAAACTACTGTCAAAAGCACTACTACGACCTCTGCGAACGCATTGCAAAAGGCAGAAAAGCGCAAAAAGATAAGGCGATCTGCAAACGTATGAACAATGCGTTCTGGATGGAATATAAGGCATCTTAAACAGAAATGAGGTGAAAACTCTTGGCGACACCCCCGAAGCGTGGTCGTGGCAGACCGCCGCTGACCGAAGCGGAAAAGAAAAAGCGTGAGAAGCGGGCGCAAAAGGCGAAAGAAGAAGCCGCTGCGAAGCGTGAGAAAGAGCGAGAGAAGAAGAAACAACAGATGCTTAACAAGCGGAAATCTATCCGATCACAGGTGAGTAAAAAGGTGAAAGAACAACAGGAGTTAGCGATCACGAGGTCTAAGATGCTGAATACAGGCGATTTGCAGTCGAGAATCGGTGACGAAGAGGACAAGAAGGTCATCGGCATGATTGCAGCCAAGTATTTTGGCGACCTTCCGAGCGTGGACATGAATAACCCGATTGAAGTGCAGCAACGCCTTGACTTCTTCTTTGATGCTTGCATCGAAGCCAGAATCTCCCCTGTGGTGGAATGGATCGCACTGGTGCTTGGCATCGAATGGGTAAGCCTGAAGCAGATTATGGCAGGAAAACGCCGTGACGACAGCTTGCAGCAAAAATACATCTTGAAGCTAATTCTGCAAATGCAGTCCATGTGGGCGTACAACGGTATGTATGGTCAGGAGAACCCGGCAGAGTGGATTTTCCGAGCCAAAAACTACTTTGGTATGCGTGACAACGTAGAAGTCACTGTTGCACCGCCTGAACAGCCGTTGGGCGATGCACAAAGCGCAGAACAGCTCGCTCAGAAATATCAGACGGCTTTGCCGAAAGGGATTGACGTGGAGTACAGAGAGGTGGGGGAACATGAAACAACAGTTGGTTGACTTCTCCGACCCGATTCTTTCGGCGGTGCTGTTTATCTTGCTTAAAGACCGTACTACCGGCAAAAACATCATCTGGGCAACAGAGCCACCGCCTGAACTGGGCGCAGGCTTTGCGGATGAAATTACATTAGAACAAATCAAGAAGTGCCCACCAGTTCCACGAGTTCTCAAGCGTCTGAATGAGCAGAAGCAAAGAACCAAAGCAAAAGCAGAGGTTTTCACTCCTTCTTGGGTCTGCGAAAAGATGATAGACATGGGCGAAGAAAACGGTGCGATGCCCGATATGAAGAAAGAGCCTATCAAGTACATCCATTCGACAGTCCTTGAAATCACCTGCGGAGAAGCACCATTCCTTGTGAACCGATACGACACGGTAACAGGCAAAAAGATTTCAGTACCAAAACGGAAAGGACTATTTGACCGCAAACTGAAATGTGTAAACAACTGGTTTGATTGGAATGTCTGGACATGGCACGATGTGGCAGAGGACGCAGCGACGACTACATACGGCTATGAGTGGCAGGGTGACAGCCTGTTGCTTGCAAGAGCAAATATGCTCCTGACATGGCGAGAGAACTTTAAGTGGCTATTCGGCATAGAGCCTGACGCTGGGAAGGTTCGCAACATGGCTGCTATCATCTCATGGAACATCTGGCAGATGGATGGGCTGAAAAAGAACGTGCCCGGTACGGATATTCCGTGCAAAATCAAAGACTGGAAAGCTGACAAAGAAATCCTGTTCAAGGATGTTGGGGAGAACGAGCAATGAAAATCATTACATATCCTGACGGTCGTTCGGAACAGGTTGGAACGCCGTTAGAATTAGCGCAGTTTATGTTTGGTTTGACTGAATATCAAACTATGCAGAAGTTCAAGAAGCTGATTGATTCTATTCCACAACAGATTGAAAACCCAAAGAAAAAACGCGCATCTAAAAAGAAAGCAGGTGAATCTAATGCAAACTGACAGAGGAATCTACCATAAGCGAGTATGTGACCGCTGCGGAGCGGTTCTGGGCGGTAGGATGATGAATCCTGATGAATACTTCAAGGACTGGGCGTGGCGCAGGGACACAGGCGACCTGTGTCCGGAGTGCTATGCAGAGTATAAGCGAGTGATCGGGCGGTTCAACAGAGGAAAACGTGTGAGAAAGGAATGACAAAATGCGAAATGTAACAGTTTGCAAATGCAAACGATGTGGGAAGATTTTGTATTGGGATGGAAAAAAATTTTTGGATTATGCCAACCTTGATGTCGTGTTTGCGGCTTATAAAAATGGCGGAATCCGTAAAATTTTCCAAGATAACTTACAGTCGCACCCGTGTGGCGATGGGAAAACCGGAATTTGCATGGGCATTTACGAAATTGGAGAGGAAGGTAAGAAGGAATGAACTTCTACTGCACCACCGAACATTGCTCTTGCATGGGCATCAAGCGGTTCTCCGCTGGCAAGGCTATCCGATGCACAGCAGAATGCTGCAAGAACAAATCTGAGCCGTCCTGTGGCTCTTGCAAATGGTACGCAGAGCCAGAGGGCGTGTGCGTGAACGACCAGTCGGAACACGTTGCAGACTTCGTGTGGGACGAACGTGGATGCAAGGAATGGGAGAAGAAAGATGAGTTATGATATTTCGCTGTGCGACCCCGTAACGCACAAACCGCTCAAAGCGGATAGTACGCATTTTATCGCAGGTGGTATGCGCGCTATGGGCGGTACAAAAGAACTGTGGCTCAATGTCACCTATAATTACAGTCACTTCTATTATCGACCGGAAGTGTTTGGCGATGGCGGCATCCGCTCCATCTACGGAAAGACAGGCGCAGAGAGCATCCCGATGCTTGAAAAAGCTATTTCTGCACTAGGTGATGATGTAGACGATAGTGACTACTGGAACGCCACAGAGGGCAACGCCAAACGCGCCCTGTACGGTTTGCTGGCGTTTGCAAAAATGCGTCCTGACGGCGTATGGGATGGAGATTGAAAGGAGAAAGGACAATGCCGATATATGAAGTCGTTTTAGGCATCGTTTTAACAACGATGGTTGGCATATTATTTGTATCGCCTATTTATCTGTTTGAGCGATATATCCTTTGGGACGCTTTGGATGAATATATTGACAGCACCGTTATCAAGGCTGTTGCTTGCTTGGTTATAAACGTTGCTATTTTCTTAATTGGATATGTAGTCGTTCTTGCTGCTGCGAGGTATAACAATGGCTAACACTCTTTGGCATCCAGCAAGCGAACCGCCACGAGATCGGACGCAGCCTTTGTTGCTTGCGACTAAGACAATGTGGCGTGATAAAGATGGAAAAATGTTGCAAGGAATCTCGCCGACAGCGTACTTTCTTGGCTGTTACGCAGACGGTCAGTTCTGGGACGAGATGGGCGAGAGACTGCCGAAAGATGTGACGGTGACGCATTGGATGGCGTTTCCGATGGTGTAGGAGGACAATATGAGTGAAAGCAAAGTGATTTGGCGCTCCATTGAAAAAGAAGGGCTTCCACCTGACGATTGCGATGCGGTGCTTGTTTCTATGCAAACCCTTAAAACCCTTATTGGAGACAACCCAGAAGTATTTGAGGCGGTTTGGAAGGGTCGATGCTGGACTGATACCTACGAAGGCTACTACAATTTCGAGAAAAGCGAGTTTGGCGAAAAGTACGCACAAGTGACGCACTGGGCAAATATGCCAGAACCACCAAAGGGTGGCTTGAGTATGACGAACAAGAAGTTTGGCATCATCATTATGGACTTGAGCCTTTTCGACTTTGGGCCGAAGCCACCTTGCGGGTACATCAAGGCAAAACATATCCGCCCAGCATACGGCAAAGGCACAAGGCCTGTAAAGGCGCATAAGCGAATCACGAGAACAAGAGAGGGATTTAGAAAGTGACAGAATTGAAATTATGCCTTTGCGGAGCGGAGCCACCGACTGTAAAAGTGATTCATCCACTCAATGTTGACATGGCTAGTTGGGTAGTCTGCGGAAAATGCGGGGTGAGCACTTCTGCAACATTTGGCAAGGAAAAAGCCGTCGAAGCATGGAACAAACGCTACAAAGAGGACTGAGCATGGACAAAAGACGAGACAGCTTTACATTCAAACGATACTACTTTGAAGCCATCTCCACGCTCAAAAGTAAAGAGAAGCTGGAACTATACGATGCAATCTGCGCATACGTTTTTGAAGGGAAAGACGCAACTTTGAACTCAAAAAAAGCAGAATCTTGTTTCATTTTGATCAAACATCTGCTCAATGAAGAATCTAAAAGAAGCGATATTGCGTCAAAAGGATGGTCCACACGAAAGTCAGCTCATCCTCATGTCATAAATGAGATGAAGGTCAGCTCATCTATGAGTTCAAAGTCAGATGACAATGAACCAATTGTATCAACTGACAGTCAGATGAACGTCAAGACCTTGCCGGAGAGCGTAGTCAAGAAGAAACCTGATATCTTCTCCGACTTTGCTCATGGCGATAAAGCCCTACTGGAATCCCTGCGAGAGTTCGCACAGATGCGTACAAGAATCAAAAAGCCTATGACAGACCGGGCAAAGCAGATGCTCTGCAACAAGCTGGAAAAGTTTGATCGGCATGACTGGAAATCCATTCTCGACCAGAGCATCTATGCTGGATGGCAGGATATTTACGCATTGAAACAGGATGACCAGTACGAGCAAAGTACGGAGATGGAGTTTCCTAGACTATGACAATGGACGTTCAAACGGTATTTATCGGTGCGCTGATGCTCTGCAAGCCGGGCGTTGTGGATGAAATTATACCAGACCTTGAACTTGACTTGTTTAGACCTGAACTGAGAGACGCTTTTGCGGCTGTTCAGGGCTATTGGACGGCTAGGGGCAAGATAGATATAGTCGAGATAAACACGCAGCATCCAGACGTAGCGCAGACGCTTTTAGCGTGTGTGCAGACCTGCGAATCGGAGTGCGTGCGCATTGACAGAGAGCAGATGCAACGTTGGGCACAGCTTATCAGAGAACAAGCTGCACTCACTCGTGTGCAAGGTCTGGCATTTCAGATGACCAGCGAGCTTACCGACTATTCTGATTTATCAGACATCTATCAGCAGATGGGCGAGGCGATGAGCCTGAAAGCTGAGGAAGAAGATGCGTGGACATACGAGGATGTGCTGAACGACTATGTGCTTCACATGGACGAGAAGCCTGTGTATATCAAGACGGGCCTAGAGCGTCTGGATGAAGCGTTGCACATCTCACCGGGTGATTTCATTATTATCGGCGGCAGACCGTCTGCGGGCAAGACAGCCTTGTCCTTGCAAATAGCAGCAAGCATGGCAAAGCAGGACTACACCGTGTACTATTTCAGCTTGGAAACCAGCAAACGCAAGCTGGGCGCGCGTCTGATGGCTAATCAAATATACTGCCCTCTGGACACGGTGAAAAACAAAGCGGTTAGCTTGAATGAGATTGACGGACAGGCAAAGAACATGAAAATGCCCTTATATATCCGCTCCGCTGCCGGAAAGAACGTGGCGTGGATGAAGGCTCAGGCTCTCCGTAAAAAGGCTCAAATCATCTTCGTAGACTATCTTCAACTCATCCACGAAACAGGCGCAAAGGACAGATATGCCGCCATTACAGCTATATCCATTGCCCTGCACGAGCTGGCACAGACCACAGGCATTGTCGTGGTGGCTCTGGCACAGTTGAATCGAAACCCATCCAAGCCCGGAGCAACGCCTACTAACTCCGACTTGCGAGAGAGCGGGCAGATTGAACAGGACGCAGATGCAATCATCCTTCTGTCCGGCGATAACCCCGACAAGTATCTGTTCCGGCTGAGCAAGAACAAGGAGGGTGAGATAGGCGACCTTCCCATCACGTTTAACAAGCAGATTCAACGGTTTCAAGAGTACACTTGGATGGATTGAGCACATGGGCTGTCAGCAATGGCAGCCTTTTGCTTTTGCCAACTCCACGAGAAAGCCTGTTTTAAGGCGTTTTGGATGCTAGATGATAACTTTATCGACTTCATCACGAAAACGCGCCACAGACGCTCGTAGGCGGCTCTCCGTTGATGCTGACGATATATCTCAAACCAGACCAAGAAATCAAACCGATGCAAAAGCGGGGAGAACGGCTTTTCAGGGTCAGACGTGAAAGTTATCGGGTCAATCGGAAAAACGCGGCAGACAGGCTCTTATACGCCTTTCCAGCGATGATAGCAGCCAGATGAGCGGATGCCAACGGCTATTTGTCTAACCGCAAGGCTGATTGAGACGGAAGCAAGATGTGTGAGACGAAAAAACGCTTCGACTATCACTTTCGGAAATGGCTTTCAAATTTTTGTCCCCTTTCCCCCTTGTTTCCTCTTTCCCCCTTTTGTCCCCCTCTTTCCCCTACAACCCCTTATTACCCCCTATAATCCCCCTAACATCTTCCGTGCTCCCCCTTTCCCTCCCCGTGTGTTTAGCGCGTCCGCGGGCGTTATATGCGCGAGCGCGCGCGTTGACGGAGCCGGGTGTGCCACGATAGTTCAAAAGTGAATAAATAACAGTTATGCGAAATTGTAAACTGGCTCCTTC